GTGTCGTATGGTTCTCCGTATACATCGCCATTTACTTCTATTGTTCCTTCAGCACCGTACTGACTATCTAAGTACAACGGATATGAAGAAGTAACTTTATGTTGTCCTGTCGTAACTTCTTCTCTAGTTTCTTTGATAAAACTGTATGAATACTGTCCGGGTTCTATATCACGCATTTCTTCTTCAGTAAGAATGACATAAAATCTTCCTAGTGCAGCATCGTCAGCAGTTGCATCTTTCTTAAGAACAAGTTCGCTGTCCTCTCTGCTCACTAACGAAAACACTACTGTGGATCCTGTTAAATTAATTTTCTTTTGATCTCCTTTTTTAACTTGAAGATCTATTCTATTATCGGTTGCTCGATAAATTTTTATTGCGCGGCTATAGACCATACTAAATCTCTCCTGTGTGTAAGCACTAGCCATTTCTGTATAGGCCTGGACTACGTTTGGGTATAAATATATTGTAGTTAATTGCATAATGTGATTACTAAACCTTTACTATATTTATCGATGAGAATAACAGAAAACTTAAAAGAAAATATGCCATTTATCAGCGTTTTAACACACGCAGACAAAGAATATGTAGGCATCATTATAAACCAAGACAATAGTGTCACGAGCTTCTATGACTACGAGTTAATCGAGGGTGATGAAGCAAAGAAACACTTCTTAGAGCTTGGTGATGCTTGGTGGTGGGAATCAAACAGACAAATTCCTATTAACATATTTCTTAAGAGTGAAATTGCACAATACAGGTATGCTATACGGAACTATACTACAAAAGATGTTACGATTCAATTTGGTCCTGTTACAAGTTTAAATAATATTATTATAAAACGTATCAAGCGTAGATCAATTACTCTTGTCCGTAAGCCTTCTTCATAGACCAGTAAATCCAATAATCAATTAAACAAAAAGTTACTAGTGTTCCAAGAGCTGTAAGTGTTTGTCCGAATGCCCAAGGCAACACAAATACCCAGAATATCACTCGCAACAAGTATAACGGCACGTACCAAGCAGGCACTGTCCAAAAAGGCCAACTACCTAAGTCAGGCTTGGGCTCTTTTTTTCTGTAGTCTTCAACTTCCCAATTCATTATATTGCTCACATATTAAATTCATATTAACAACAACTGCAACTGCATATGCTGTTGCGTGTGATTTTTTAAAGTAGTATTCACCGTTAGTTGGCTTCGTCCACACTTGACTCATCACCGTATCCCACGGCTGTCCAATCAGATGTCTCTTCGCTGGGCGTATCATTGCTAGTACTGCTGCTAACTGTTCCACTGTTTGTGGTTTCATTGTTTTGAGAACTCCACTGTGTTCTCCTACGTGAAATAATTTGTTGCTGAAGTCTGGCTCGGTGAGTAATTCCCATAACGGTTCCTTTTCTGTAAGTTTGACTAGATGTTCTTCGTTTTTAATATCATTATACAAGGAAACATTTAAAAAATCTATCTTGAATAGACCTTGTTCTTCTGCTTCTTTGTGTTCTATTGAACATATGTATTTACTTGGATCTGTCGGAACCTCGTGCATATATACGCCAGTGTTATGCTTTGTTAGTTCGCCATCATCAATACGACTTGCTCTTACGTGCTTGAATAACGCAAGTGCTTTCTCTCGATCCTTAAAGTCTATATCAATATCTGGCATTAGTTTTTAATTTCTTTCCATTGTTTGTACATTTCATAGTCGCCACTAGCAACATACTCTTGTCCTGTTTCCATATCAACTATTTTCCATTTACCAGGACACTTAGTTAGTATACTTAATTGTATACTTTTGTCAAGTTCTTGTACTTCCGTTCCGTCTTTAAGTTTTCTTGTGTTCACGTTACTTTGCCTTCTCGTACTACTTCTCTAACTAGTTCTACGTCTGCTGGTAATGTCTTAAATTTCTTCATCCAAAACTTAGGATCAATTATCGGTGATACAATTGCTAACTGTTCGTCATTCATATTCTGCAACATATCTTTACCTGCTTTGCAGTTTAACAATATCCAAGGACTAATTCTTCCTTCTTTAATATCGTGTGTTGCTCTGTTCAAATTTACATAACTAAAATAATGATTCCAGTCTGCATCATTTTCATTAGCCCATTCTACCATTGTACTACAACTACGTGTGATTGCACTTTCGGCTGGCTCAATTCTAACAAGTTCTGCTAGATACTTGTCATATAATTCATCTCTACACCAATGGTCAAGTTTTACACCACTGCGTACAACATACTCAACAAACCTATCAGGCATCAACGGATTTACATTTGATACGAAACTACCAAATTTTACAAACGCATTATAGTAAGGACTTTTTGCAAAGTCTTCAAATTCTCTTTTCTTTTTTCCGCCTTGTGCTATTTCATAAAAACGCTGATACGTTAGCAATGCAAGTTGTACGTGCTTTTCATTCTTACTTAGATGTCTACGCTTTTGCTCGCAGATATGCACTGCCAAAGTTTTTTCTTTAGCAAATGATTTACCACAATACTCGCACTTATAACTTAATTGCATTGATCTGTTTCTTATCCCAACCTAGTTCTTTACAGTATTCTTTAACTTCTTTATCACTAGTAATTGCTGCCATTGTACGTATGTCTGCTGTTTTCATATTCGGAAATAGTGTACCTAAAAACTCTTCTTTCTTGTTTTTAGTTTTTGTAAGTTTCAACCATTTATGGAAAAATACTTTTTTGGATTCGTGTCCGCAACTACAAGCAAGTTGCCAAAGCAGTTTGTTATGCTTGTTTAACAGCAGGAAAAGGTGCTTATTAAAGCGTTCATTTCCTAGTAGTACAAAGTGCTCCATATCTTCTCGAGACCCTTGTACGCTGCTTATATAGCGGTTAAGCGTGAAGAATACGACACTCTTACGTTGCTCTTCTGTAAGATCATCCCATACTTCTTTACCGTTCAAATCAACGGCTCCTAAAATCTCATTTAGTTTTAGTCCAGGCTGTTTACTCATTAGTAGGATCCTTAGTTAACATATATAACAGTTTAAGCTCTTTTAGTGTTTTTTGCAAGACCTTATTTCCCCTAACTGCTTTATGTTGTATTTCACTAAATTGATGATCATCAAGATACCAATCTGGGTACATCTTCTTTTCAACTATTATTCGTTCGTTAGTATCAGTGTCACGTTCGAATACAGTTTCTCCTCCGTCTGGCGATTCGTATATCTTAGTCATATTATTGTTGTGCCATTATGTAATAATTTTTTACAGGAAGTTTTCTTTTGAGTTGTTTTGAATATTTAGATAATTCAGTGTAATGTTCTTTTGTTACAGTATATCCAAGATTAGCAAACTGTTGTTTCCACCATTCCGGTGTTTCTTGTATTAAGTGTGCATTACGTCCATCAGGCAAAATAAGTTTTGCAGGCGCACAACTAATAAGATGGAATATGTATTTGCTATGTGCTTTTATTTCAAGCAGTGTATCAGCAAGTAAGTTTGGTTCAATGTGTTCTAGTACGTCTGTTGATATAATCATATCAACTTTACATAACGACATATCATATTTAGGATTAGCAGGATCAAATCCAAGTATTTCTCTGTGTGGATATTTTTCTTTAAGAGTTTCTACCAGATTGCCTTTACCACATCCAAAATCCAAAATACTTTTAGGATTCTTTTCTGTAATGTAATCTTCTAACATCGAAGGCAGTTTACGTCTTTTACCAAACTTGGTTTTTGCGTGAATGTCTGTTAGAACTTTCTTATAGTCTTGACTTATCAATCTAGTCCTCCGTTTTATTATAGTCCTGCTTGTCTTGACTAACTATGTAACAATCGGATTGTATCTGTTCGATTAGTCCTTGGATCATATGATCACGATGATTTGTCTTTGGATTATTGTATTTGATTTCACGGAGTCTATCAGCATCTTTTTTGATTCCGTCTATTTTATCGCAAAATTGGCTTATCTTATGAAGCATACGTTCTACTCCTGTTTGTTTGTAGTATATACATTATACTAAAGAATTGACTGTATGTCAATCTTTAATTTACTTCCAAATATCTCCAATTTCCCAAACAGAATGCATCTTGATCATAGTACGCATAATTTCATCGTTTGCAAACGGAAGATCTTGAGGTTGATATATTTTTAAACTACTCAGATCATTTACAGTGTCTGGATGATAAAAGAATACGTTAGTAAGTGTGCTGTCAAATCCGAAGTACTTGTATCCGTGTGATGTCCACAAATCAATATACTTTGCTAAACTAGAACCATATAAACCTTTTTTGTTAAACAGTTTCTTTCCAACAGCAAAAGGAAAACTTGCGTGAGCAGTTGGACCAAACTTAGGATTGAACTCTAAACAAACTGTCTTTGGTTGCCAGCCTAACGATAATAGTTTGTTGGCTATATCGTAATCGTAACTGTCAATGTCTAAACTAAAAAAGTCAACTTGTATGTCAACTTCTTGTAGTATGTCTATTAAGTTATCTGGTTCTGCTTTACATTTGATATACTTAACTTGTGGTAACGGGCCTAGTTTATCTGACGGCTTGTCAAACATATCAACTCCAACACCACTCCAGTCTTTAGTAAACAAATCTCTAGTCATATTCATTGCACCGCTACTAAAACCAATTTCAAAAAAAGTTTTAGTTTTGTTTTTAATAGCATCAGTCATTGTTTCGATAATGCCTGTTTCGCCGTGCTGTGCAAATCCTAAGCGTTCGTAAGGTAATGGTTCAAGATTTTTTACACCGTAGTGATATGGAAATTGCATTACGATAACCTTTCTAAATCGGCATCTACCATATCTTTAATCATTTGTTCGAATGTAGTTTTTTGTGGATTCCAATCTAGTTCATCTATTGCTTTTTGCGGATTACCACGTAATGCGTGTAACTCTGCTGGACGTTTGAATCTAGGATCGCTTTTAACTAAACTTAGATAGTCATTAATACCTACGTGTTGAAAAGCAATATCTAATACATCACCGATACTGTATTCTTTACCAGTTGCAATAACATAGTCGCCTGGTTCATCTTTTTGTACCATTGCCCACATTGCTTCAACGTAGTCTCCAGCAAATCCCCAATCACGTTTTGCTTTCAAATTACCTAGTGTAATATCTTTAGCAAGCCCTAGTTTAATTTTAGCAACACCGTCAGTAATCTTGCGTGTTACAAATTCAATACCTCTAATAGGTGATTCGTGATTAAACAGGATACCGTTAGATGCGTGTAAACTATAACTTTCTCTAAAATTAACAGTCATCCAGTATGCATATAGTTTGCTTACACCATAAGGTGATCTAGGTTTGAATGGTGTGTCTTCGTCTTGTAAACCTTCTGTATTAGCATTGCCGTATAGTTCACTTGTACTTGCTTGGTAATAACGTGTATCGGGCGTGTTGTTCTTAATAGCGTTTAAAATATTTAATGGACCTATTGAATTAACTTCAGTAGTTAGTTTATTAAGATCCCAACTTGCACCAACAAAACTTTGTGCTGCAAGGTTATAAACTTCATTTGGTTTTAGTGATTTCATAAGATGATTCATACAGTTTTCGTCTGTAATATCACCTGTAATTAATTCAATTTTATCAGTTACACCTAAAAAATCCATATTATCAAAATTAGGATTGCTATATCTTTTTACAAGTCCATAGACTTTGTAATCTTTTTCTAATAAAAATTTAGCAAGATAAGGACCATCTTGTCCTGTCATTCCTGTAATAAACGCTGTTTTACTCATCATTTTTTCCTCTTGGTTTTACCAAGTTTATGTTCACCTTTGTTATGTACTGCAAAGCCTTTATGAATAAAGTTAAAATTACTTTTACCCATCCCTGGTGTAAGGTCAGTTGCTTTAATTTTATTTTGTGCTACCATTTGTTCTCTGGTTGCATCGTATACGTGGCAATCAGTTTGAAACGGTAAATCATAAATTTTATCTTCGTTGTAGTAACTAATATACGTTTCCATAAACTCTACACAGGCAGGATCTTTTAAGTTATATCCGATAAATCCTGTTTCAGTATATCTACCAGGTCTGCCTAAATAGCAAGTGAATGTGCCATTAGGTAAAAACTTGTTAAGATATTCAGGTGTAATTGCTTGTTGAAATACAGTATCTGCATCAAACCAAAACAGTTTTTCTACATCACTATTTAATGCTGCGTGACAGATTGCATAACTTTTATGTGCAAAGCGTTTGCCTCCGTACATAAAATTTGATTCGTCTTTATCTTTGTGTCTTTGTTTAAACTGTGTTAGTTGCGGATTAGATTCTTCTAGTCCTAGTGTTTGCATATTCTTTGCAAGTTCTGGTCTTGCATTATCAACATATAGATACATTTTAATGTCGTGATGTACATATTGCCTTGCACTATTAATAAATTGATGTGCATACTCACTAAAGTTTGCATCACTAAATGTAGTTACAATTCCTATCATACATATTTTCCTAAAACTTTCTTATTGTGTTTTGTTTCTTTAGAACTAAAAAGCAAATCAATCTGTATAATTTTATCGCCGTACAAATGTTCTTCTAAACAATCTACAACGTAGAAACCAAGTTCTTGAAGTCTAGCAACTACAACACTTGCTTGCGGTGCACCGCTATTATAATCTGTTAGAGCAACTTCAGCAAGGACATACTGATGTCTTTTTAAGAATTCAATGCCGCCATTAATAACATCTAGCTCTGCACCTTGTACATCAATCTTAAGTATATCAAATGTTTGTTCTGGAAACAATACATCTAGTGTTGACACTGGAACTTCAAATTTCATAATTTCCTTGTCACGCCAATCAGATTGTGTATAAAAACTTGCACCTTTCGATCTAGGTTTCGTTGCAAATGTTTTTAGTTCCATCTGCCCAACTTTATCAGATAGTCCTATAATTTTATATTTTACTTGCTTACTAGCAAGGCGACCTTCGCAGTGAGGATTTACTTCGATACTAAAAATATCAGGTGCGGAATATACTTCTCTAATTGCATTGACCCATTGTCCGATATTAGCACCAACGTCAAGACACTTAATATTATCTTGCGGAATGTACTGTTTTAACTTCTGTAATCCTTCAATGGTCGGATTGGTCATTTGATTTTTGTGCCAACTGTACGTCTTACAATATCATCGTGATTGAACTCTGCCCAATACAATTCAAATGCAACACCATCTTCAACACCTTCAAATTGATGTATCTTGCCTGGCTTAACTTGTGTAAACTCGCCTGGCCCTAAGATAGTTTCATCAACAAGACCTGCTTGATCAGCGTCTTGCCACACACGGACAATCATCTTACCCGACTCTACAAAAAAGCCATTCCACTTATATTGATGTTCGTGTTCCGAACATTTGAAACCTTTTTTGTATTCGATACGATGAAATTCTAGCACACCGTTTGCGTGGATCAATTCTGTCTGACCCCAAATCTTTCCTGCTTTCATAGTCATTAGTCCTTCCTTACCTGTTGTTCTATTATTAGTAATTATTATAAAAGTTGCATTATATCAACCATTTCTGATTGACGACTAATTTCTTTTACAAAATATGCACACGGAGGATTATGGCCATTGTGTAACGGCACTGTAAGTAATTGTCCGTTTTTCATTTTGGGGAAGAACCAGCGTACATCTTGGTATATGTTAGTAATTTCTACTGGTTGGAAGTCTATTCTATATCCTTTAATTGGGTTGTAAACCATTGCTTCAAACCCTCTTTCATTGATGCTTGTTAATGGCATAACTTCAGGATCAGCACCACATTCGCTATCTCCTACAAGCATACACCAGTCTAACGGCATCTGTATATCATATCCGCCAATGTTTAAACATATAGCAGGACTGTTAAAACTTTCTAAAAATATAAGAGGCATAAAGAAAAAGTCGGGCTCAGCAGGTGTACTATTATCTAGCACACTGAATCTAGCATCTTCTTCTACTTCTTCAGGCAGTTCGTTTAGATCAAACGCCTTATTCTCGAGTGTTAATATTCTCATTTATTCTCCTTAAATATCTACTTTCGTGACGCTGTGAGGATACTTTGCTTCACGGTAGAATCTTTTTCTTTCTGTTAGGTGTCTCTTTGCGTACTTACAACTTGAAGTCATATCCCAAATCTGGACAAAATCCTTGTCCTCTGCTTTTCGTATGCCTCTGCCAATTGACTGAATAACACGTATGAAAGACTTACCAGGCTCAATAAGAACAAGGTTAAAAATACGAGGAATATTAATACCCACTGCGGCAACGCCGTAAGTAGCGATAATAATTTTACCATCGCTTGTTTTAATTTCATCATATTGCTCTTTTCTATCATCAAGTTTTACATCTCCTCTGATAAATGTAGCATCAGGTAATCTCTCTAGTAGTTTTTTACCAGTGTCAATTCTATTAACAAGTATAAGTGTATTTCCGTCTTTGATAATCTTATTGATATGATCACTAATCCAATCTAAACGGTTGTTATCAGTTACTAGCCAAGTATATTCTTCGGCATAGTTTCTAAAGGTTTCGATATCTTTACTTTGTAAAATTTGTATATCGAGGTTTGCTAACACGCCTCTTTCTTGCAAGTCGTGCGCTGATACGTTATTAATTACAGGACCAATACCTGCAAGTATGCCTTGAAACTCCCACTTTTCTTTAGGCACTGTGCCTGTAAGTCCCCAACGTATAGGAGCATTACGGAAGTTTACTGTAAGTAATTTTTTAAGTACATCTGCTTTTGCTTGATGCACTTCGTCAATTATAATTGCACTTACACCTTCAATAAATTCTGCAAGTGTTAGTACTGCTTCGTAGTCTTTACTTTTCTTATCTAGTACGTTTAAACTTTGCCACGTACAAATAGTGTGTGTTCTGTTTAATTCTTTTCTATCACCAAAGTATACACCAACATCTAAACCTAAGTTAACATAGTCTTCTTCAGTTTGTACAACAAGACTTTTGTTAGGAACAATAATCATTGTACGACCGTATGGTTCACATAAATGACTTAGTGTTGCTGTGGTGATTGTTTTACCTGCGCCTGTTGCAACTTCTTGTAGTGCCTGTGGATTTTCTAAAAACTTGTTTACTACATCATACTGATAGTCACGTAGCACAATAGGCGTGCCTTCTTCAGGATGTCCTTTAGGCCAAGTCTTTCCTTGATCAGCCCAGTAGTTTTCTGTAATTTTATCAAACTCAAGATTAGGTGCAACACGTTGATCAACTACTTCAATATCATATCCGTCATTCTCAACAATTGGCAGTGCAACGTCTAAGTGTGCAAGATATCCGTTACCGCCAATACCAAAGAAACTTACAGTGCCGTCCCATCTACCTAGTTTAAATGCAGGCATATGACGAGCATACGGCAAATCAAACTTTAGTTTGTTTACAATTTTTCTTCGTGTTTCAACGGCAAGTCCTTCAAACTTTACGTTTACTTCATCTTTAATAATTAACTTACAGTTCGACAATCTTCTTTCGTCCTTTACTTGGTTCAATTTCTCCTACGTAAAATACAATAGGACTTGACTCTAACATATCTCTAGTCAAGCCATACGTAGAAGGCATTAAGTTATTAGTAGCCACTATTATAACATCATTCTTCTGTTTGAACAACCACTTAGGTGGCTTATGTTGGAAGATTAGAAACTTTGCACCATCTATTTTTCCTCCAAACTTGTTATCACGTACCCAAACATTAAATTCTGGATTGTCTTTGTTATTGGTTCTAAAGCAAACTCTAAAGTCATTTGTGTTATATTTGTAGTAATCTATTGTGTTTTTTAACTCTTTCATATAGTCTAATGCATCTGCTGCTCTATCTAATAGTATAACAATTTGACCGTTTACTTGATATCCTAACTCTAAAAACTCATCTACATTTTTTATCCAAAACGTGTTATCTCGGTTACTGCTTATTTGTTGTGCAAGAGATCTATCAGGATTAAGAAGCGGATATCCCATACTTTTTGCAAGGAACATATCATTAACAATATTACCATTTGACTTTTTAAGAAAGTATGTTTCTGTATCTTCGCTACAATTTACAAGTTGTACTTCGCCTTCGTCTACAATACTATGTGGTTCGTATGTAGAACGCTCTTGCCATATTTCTTCTATTTGGTCAACGCAACTTGTAAATGTATCGTCAATAGTAAATTCGTTATTCACACACCATTCTTCTATCTCTACAACATTTGCTTTGTAAAGATTAATTTGTCTAATACGTCTATCAGCGTTCCAGTAATGACCTTTTTCAATCTTTGGTCTGAACACATTTTCAAAGTCATCTTTTAGACTGTATGGAAATTTAAGACATATCAATGGTGTCTTGATAGTATCTTGTTCTACCCACACTTCTTTTGCTAGGTCAACAACTCTAAAGGGTTTACTCCACAGAGGATGATCTAGATAAGGTTCAACCTCGATAAACGGCCTTACACTATTTCTATATTTGTAAATAATCTTTAAAATATATGCACCTTGTTTTTCAGTTAAATCTTTTCCTGCACTAATACTGTTATAAAAACTTCTAGCAGCAGACTGATCGTGATGTTGCATACCTAATAGGTTCTGGTCCATAATGTCCATAACCTTGAGGAATAGATCTTCTATGTAAGTTAAATGTGTCATAAGTTTATTATAAAGTCTATAACTTAAGAAGTCAATAACTTACTTGCATTTTTATAAACTTTTCTAATCTTTTTATCGGAGTGCCTTGTTTTATTTCGTCAACAGTCCATTCACAATGCGTAAGTTTTGTAAACCATAAAAGTCTATCATCAGGAAGTTTAGGATTGTCAATGTTTTCTATAGTATCACTAACAGGATATGCAAGACTGCTGTCGCCTGTAATTACTGGAGTGCCTGCAATAGCAGCAAGTATAGGAGGTCCACTATTATGATTAACAACAGCGTGATAGTTATAATCGATATCAAAGTTGTCGTATGTTCCAGATAATTTTACAGGTTGTTGTCTTTTTACATTTGTAAATTCGTGTTCGATGCCAGACATAGGTGACCTTGGATGCGGCCTAATAACAATAGGACGATCTGTATATTTTTTAATTTTTTCTATAGTTTGTAATGTCCATTCAGCCATTGACGGCATTCCTTGCCATTGCAAACTTTTATGATGTTGTGTTGCAATAAGGATTTCGTTACGTCTATTTGTATTAGGTGGCGACATTTGTAAACCTAATTTTTTAGGTCTGTTTACATCTAAGTCGGCGTCACTACCAAACTCTCCTAATCCATTAATATGATTAAGACATATGCGCCAAGTTGTATTTCTTTTTAAGTTGCCTACTTCAATAATAATTATAGGCTTGTTATCTTTCCGACATTTTTCATAAATTTGTTGGTTAGCAGACATACGGCCGTTCCACAATACTGACCAAATGACAGCAACATCTTCGTTGTCATTTACGACTTTGTGTCCTTGTGCTATTAGTCCTGTCTGAAATGCATCAAAAATACTAGGACTGTTTAACGCACCGTGTTGTCTATATAACTTAAAACGCATCAGTAGTATTTAAGTACAGTAGCCAATAATTTTGTGCAGAATGGACAAATTACTTAAATATATTAAAGTAAATTAGCCAATGAAAAAACATACCAAAAGATTACAAAAAACTTTACTGCATACTCCTAAAGATGCAATTGTAATAGGCTCAGGAATGAACTTATTACCTTCTATTATCGAAATGTTTGATACTGTTTTTATACACAGTAGAACAGGAATGTATGTTAAAGACAAAAAAGTAGTATATAGAAGAGAAATGAAAACTTTGTATGCGTTGTCATCAGTGTCGGCAGTATTTGTTGACCTTGAACACATTAAGGCGTTGGATTTAATATCACCGTTATACCATAATCCAGGTCCTGAAGTTATAGTCGAAGGTAAAGAAGTTATTGGAAGAGACAGAAGTGTTGCACTTTATGCGGCTAATTATAATTGTTTAGTACAAGGCGACAAATATCATATATGGGACAAAATTAAATGAATATCAGTATAGTTACAACATTTCACAAAGCAGGTTACGATACATACGGCAAAAGAATGATTAAGACTTTCTTAGAAAACTGGCCTGCAGATATTAATTTATATGTATATGCTGAAGATTGCATAGTAGAAGAAACAGCAGATAATTTAATTGTTAAAGATTTACATCAAGCAAGTCCTGAACTTGTTGCATTTAAAGATAAATGGAAAAATGTACCCAAAGCAAATGGCGATGTATCTGCTGATCCAATTAGATCTAGAAGAAGAGACAGTGGCAAAGGTTTTAAATGGCACGCTGTTCGCTTTGCACACAAAGTTTATAGTATCTTTGCTTGTGCTAAAGAATGCAATACAGAATATTTGATGTGGATGGATGCTGATACAATTTGTCACTCAAAAATTACTCACGCTGATATACAACGATTGCTTCCGGCACCGTCTGAATTGTTTTACTTAGGGCGTAGAGGCAAATATAGTGAATGTGGACTGTATGCAATGAAGTTAGGTACAAAAAGTATTAAAAGATTCCTTGGTGAATTCCAGCGTGTATACGATGAAGCAGAAAACGGAATCTTTACAATGGCAGAATGGCACGATAGTTTTGTATTTGATGAAGTTAGAAGGAAGTTTCCAAAAATGCCGTCACACAGTTGGTCATCTAACCTTGGAGATCTTAGGCCAAGACCTGGAATGAGTACAGGGGAAGGGCATCCATTAATTAATTGTGAATGGGGTGCATACTTAGATCATCTTAAAGGTGGTAGAAAAAAATTAGGACATAGTAAGCGTGATGATTTAAAAATTATGCGTACTGAGCCTTACTGGCAAAATCAATTACGATAAATTTCCGTGGCGTGCTGCTGCAATTTGTTGTTTATCTTCAGGTAATAGTAACACATAAGGTCCAGGACCCATACGTCTACCAAATGCATTTTGTGTAGGTGCATTGATTCCTGATTTCGGTGCATAGATAAGAATACGTTTACTCTTATTATCAATCATATCGTAATTTCTATCTTCTAAAAACTTGCAAATTACGTCTACATCAGCACTTACTTCAAATGCTATCCAAGGTTGTTGTGTCTCTATAACATTTTGTGCGCCTTGTATAACTTGCCATTCATATCCTTGAACATCCATTTTAATTAGTGAAATATTTTCAATATTTTCATCGTCTAATTTTCTTACGGGTACTTTGTATAACCCGGTCTGTGATGATTCTGCCCATAATTTACTGTTTCCGCAATTTTTAATTTCATCGTGAAACTGTGATTCGCCATTGAAGTCGGAAAGTGCAGTATTTCTAATTTCTGTCTTGCCTTGAACATTATTCTCGAGGCATTCTACATTACGTTTGCTTGGCTCATAACTTACAACGTGCTTAAAATGTTGTTGTAGTGTCATACTCCATACACCAACGTTAGCACCTACGTCAACAAAAGTATTTTTTTGCGGAATATGTTCTAAAATTGTTTTTCTTTGCTTTTGCTCATACTCTGCAAGTGACGGTGACTTATCTGTTTCGATATGTCTTGTCATTTTTGTATCACCTTCAGGTACGTGCCATCCATTGGCTAGTTTTCTCATATGTATCTCCTAAAAAAAGACCAGGCTTCACCACTTTTTAGTTCGTTAAAGTTCCAATGACACATTGATAGTCTTTCTATCCACTCTTGTCTGTCATACATTTTTGGATCTTCTAGTCTTTTTAAGTTTGTATTGCAAACTCCATTAACTTGGCTTACACTTGGGTCAGTATCTGTAACAAATACAGGTACTCCTTCAATTAAACTTGCTACACTAGGGGAACTATTGTAAACTACAGTTGCCCAAGCATTAAGTAAGTCATTTCGTATGTTTGGTGCCCAGGATACAAACACATTTGGCTCATTAATATGCAAATATCTTCTTGCTTTTTTATCACCTGGGTGCGCTCTTACTACAATTGGTCTGTCAGTGTGTTTTTTAATTTCTCTAATAGTATCAGTTAGCCATTGCATTACAGGAATGCCTTTCATTGACCATCCACCGTTACGTTGTAAGCAAACTAAGATATGTTTGCCATCTTTTCTGTAATTTTTAAGTGGTAAATTAAGTTCTGCACTAATTTTTTTCCATCTTGCAGGATCAATATCCTTATCAAAGTAAAATCCTGTAGTAGGAAAGACTCCATCGAAACTGTAACGCAGATATGTTTTTGTATTACCTTGATCTGCATATAAAAACAAGTTACTATCAACAATTAGTGACCGTTTGCCCACTTGTTTTTGTTTTTCTACTGCGTTTCTGCGTAATAGTAAATGCGGCGATGTTTTTCCGTGTTCGTGTACAAAACCTTGTATAAATGCAACGTCACACTCAAGAACATTAAAGCCTTGATGTGAAATACCAGTGTCTCCAGCGGCATTTACACCTTCGATAAAGTTTTTTAGTATTAATGGTTTCTCTGGATTGTTATTTTGTGGCGGAATGCCAGCAAAATATGCTACTGCTGTTCTCTTACTCATTGACCGTATACTTTTTAACCAAGTTCCCTGCTGTTCCTGTTACAATTTCTTCCTTAGTAAACTGTTGGTAACTTAACATACATAACCATTCGCCTAATGGACCCCTATATAGGTTGTTTATGTCACTTAGTTTGTCTACAGTTACTGGATTAGTTACGTGTGCGCCTAATGTAATGGCTGGTACACCTTGCCAAATTGCTTCTGTAGCAGCATTACTATTAATACTGACAACACAGCAATAATCATCGTCTGCTAGTTCTTTATATAAGTTTGTGCGTTGTCTTTTAGGTGCTTTGGATCTAAATTTAATGCGCTTGTCAGTATACTGACGTAACTCTCTTGCTACATCATATTTCCAAGTCTTTAAATCGCAATGAAATACACTTGCAGCAAATGGTCCTGGCTCAATTACGTAGATTATCTCGCCGTCTTCTCTCCAAGGCTTAGGAAACGTTTTAAAGTTGCCTAATCTATCTGCAGGTGCTTGAAAAAACTCTCCGTAATGTAAATGGTTGCGTACTAGTCTATGCCATTTCTTATTTTGTTCTAAAAAGTTTGTATATCCGCTGTCAATAAACCACATAGGGTGATTATTGTCTATTTTATTAACTAATAATTCTTCATTACCAACAGTATTTCTAATTACACAATCTTCTGTGTAACTAGTGAACTTATGTCTACGCATTAACTGCCCTTTAGGGTCTAAGTTAAGTCCGCAGCCTTTTACAAACTCTGTAACATCGCTTTTTTTATATTTTTTAAGAATATTGTCTTCGCCGAAATGCTCTATTAGTGTTTCTATCTCTTTATGAATAGTATTAAAGTATGCATTACGTAAATTAAATTTTTCTTGCTTCACAGCATTACGATAATCAGTTAAATCGTTAGCAACTGCTTTTTTTAGTTTATTTGCAAACTTTTTCTTCTCTGCTCTTGCAACTTCTGGATTCATATTCCATTCACGGACTTTGTTTTTGCGCTTTAGGAAAGCCTGTACACATTCGGCAGCATTTCTGTCAGTTGGTCTTAATTTATACAGTCCTGCTGGCACACCGATAGTGTGCAGTAAGTAGTTTGCTATTTCTTTGTCATTTAAAAGTAGTTTCATCGATATTGTTCAGTAAGTTTATATGCAATACCACTTTGTATTTCTTCAATAGTAAATTGTGTGTATGCAAGATTCTTACAATGCCTTTCTATGTGTTTAAATTTAGGTTTAACTGGATTTGCTAGTTGTGATAAGTCCATTGATGCTAAAGGACTAGCAGCACACGGAACACTTACAAAAGCAGGAATACCGTATAGAACTGATTCTAGTGCAGCCATACTATTCATTGCAACAGTAGCATAAACACCACTATCAAATGCATCATATATTGTATAGCCTGCATTACGTTCTCTGCGTGATCCTTTTATACGTACTTCAACTGGCAAGTCGCTGTATTTGGCAATTTGTTCTTGTGTATCAGTAACCCATTTATCGTAATTGATGTTATACCATTTACAGGCTTTTGGATTAGGCATTACTAACAGTATTTTTTTATCGTAATCTTTCCATCCTTTCCAAACTAGTCTTGGATCGTCATTAACTAATCTTTCCCAACGGTCTGATGGAACATCTACAATGTCAACTTGTTGATTTTCATTTTTAACAACACGGTGCCACTTCTTTTGGCCTTTCTTGTTACCAGCACTAGGAAAGTTTCCAAAGTAACCTGTATCAATATACCAATAATCTCTTCCAATCGCTTGTGCATTATTTCGATGATGGTCTTTGATTACACCACGTATAACTTGCGGCTTAGTAGTATCGTTAGCATCTAACGTAAGACGGTTGTTGCTACCTTTTACTAATGATTCTTCAAGTCCTAGTGTTTCATCCATTCATCATCTCACTTAGTTCTTTTTTCCATAGTTGATTATATTGACAGTGTCTGTAGTTTTCAAACCAAGGACCGCCTTCTGTATAGTGTAACAGTTTTGGAGTTCCGTCTTGTGGTTCTTTATACCAACCTACTAACCAATTCCACTCCGGACTTAGTTCTCCAATTTCTTTATCGTCAAGCCAACTAAATCTATGTAAATATTTTCCTGTAACTGTTGGATCATTAACAAGTTGTACGTTAATATCTTGATTGCTTGGATGACTACAATTAAAAAGCATTACACTTGACCAATTTTTACGTGGATACACAGTTTGTGCTTGTCCGTCCATTTTAATACCTGCTTTAGGTGTATAGTCGTGCTTTACACACATTAAAGCATAGTCGTCATTTGCTTGTGCAAATAGTTCTGCAATGTCTGTTGTAAGGATCATATCACAATCCATAAACATTGCCCAGCCATTAAAGTTGCTTAGTTCAGGTACTAAGAATCTTGTAAATGTAAATTCTGTACTTGCTAGTTTGTCAATTGGTCTGTCATAATACCCTTGCTCTCTTAAATCTTTTTGTATTAAAGGTATTACTTCTGCATTAGGACTTCTCGACTCAATGCTGTGTTTGCATACTTGATATGCAATGTCTTCTCTAGGATCATATCCTACAAATACTTTTAGTTTTTCCATTGTTCCTCCAAAAGTTTTTTGGCCTTGCCTGTTCTTAATTCACTTACGTGATATTGGCCGTATGCTAAATGACAACCCCAAGCATATCTTTTATCTTCTGATGGATAGTAAGGTGTTTCTATTAGACTTAAATCTTTACTCCCAACTGCTATTGCAGAGTTTGCAGGTGCTAGTGGAAACACAGGTATACCGTGAAATACTGACTCTGTTGCTGCATTGCTGTTGAATGTAACTAGTGCAAATACATCTTTGTTTAATGCTTGTTCTAATGTATCTGTTAAACGTGTGCTTCTTTGTTTATCTCGGCGTCTTACTTCGATAGGACGATCAGTGTATTTTTTTAATTGAGCAACAGTTGTGTGCAACCACTCTTCCAAATTAATACCGTAGAATTTACAAGGCTTTTCATCAGGAGCAGCAATTAAAATTTTACGTCCGCTTTTCTTCCAAGGCGCAAACTCTTTCTTAAACTGTTTAAATCTGTCATCTGGTCGTTCAATAATATTGCCGTGTTGTAAATCGTTTTTAACAATTCTGTGCCAATACTTCCAACCGTTAGGATTGCTTTTTGTAACTTCATTGCCAAAGTATCCTGTATCCATATAATAGAAATCTCTATTATCTTCAAAACACTTGTGCATAATTTTCTTTTTAAGTATTCCTCTGAGCACGATTGGACGTTCATCTTCACTGTCATACTTAAAGTCGTTGGCATCGGTTGTACTAGATTTACAACCTGCTGCAAATTCATTAATATACGGATCTTTATTATCCTTACTTAAGAATATCCAATCGTTCATTTGCGTTCGATATCCTCTTCAACACAATTACGTCCGTATTGAATTTCTACTATTTGAAGCGGTTTATCTGTTTCATTTGCTAACATATGCCACTCCTTATTACCTATGTGCAGTGACTTGTGTTCTTTGAATGTGCCACGAAGTTCGTAGTCTGTTGCGTTGTTAATAGTATATACACTTGCTTCGCCCTTTGCTACAAACCAATGTTCTGCTCTATCTTGATGACGTTGCATACTAAGTTTTTTACCTGGCTCTACAGTAAGTTCTTTTACTTTAACTTTTTTACCGTATTCGTGAAGTACTCTATAATAGCCCCAAGCACGTTCTGTCTTAGGATTTTTCCATTCTTGAAGTATCCAACTACTTGAATTCTTTTTATCTTGGCCACCTACACCAAATGCAAATTCTACATTAGGATGATCACCGTATGTTTCGTATTCAGGAATATTAGTTTGTTCTCTATCGCCACCATTTGCAAATAGAATTTTAACTGCGCCGTTTGTGGCCATTGCTTTAAAAATTGCACCACACGCACTATCGTCACTATCATCAAACGAAAGTACATCATCTACGACTGCTAGTTCTCTAATGATTGCAAGACGTTCATCAAAAGGCATAAATGGTCTGCCTTTTTTACGTGTAAGCCAATCGTCACTATTCACGCCAACAATAAGTTTGTCGCCGAGCTTCTTTGCTTCTTTGAAATAGGCAATGTGTCCACTGTGTAGTGGGTCAAAGCCACCGGTTACTAATACAATTGTTTTCATACTTCTATTTATATGCTCAGTTTATGTGTAAATATAGAAGTGAAACAAGGAGGACATATTGAAAATACTAATTTGTGGACCAGAAGGGTCAGGTAAAACAACACTAGCAAAACCATTCGCAGAGCTGGTTGGTGGAGTTTATATTAACAAAGATAGTTACCAAAATGAACTACGTGGATACGTAGATGGTATAGTTGCAGCAGGCAAGATTGTAATAATCGACAAACGCTGTAACTCAAATGATGCTAAAGATTACTTAGAACCAGACTATATTGTTTGGATGGATACAGTAACTAGCAATTCAGATTTTCAAAAACCTAAAAAATTTAATTATCACGTAGCCACGTGGTTTAATGATACACACGCACAACTTGCGGATGTAGTAAAAAATTATCTTGAGAAAAAGAAAAAAGCGTTAGAAATTACAAAGTAGCATCATCAAGTCCAGCAGTTCTTAACTTAACAATGTTAGTCAATTGCCACTGTTTCTGATCAAGTCCTTTAATAATCCCTAACCACTTATTTCGTATAAGAGCAAATTCGTTAATAATTTTTTCAAAGTCAACTACGTCTGCTTCACCGTCTACAAATTTCTCTGCATCACGTGAACTTAATTGTCTTTGATAGTTTTCAACGTATTTTCTAAAGTGTGAAGATCGTAATCTACGAAGTTCAATATTAAGATATTCAAGTATCGCTTCAATTTCTTGAAGTTGGCTGAATCTAGTTTCTACGGAAGCAGGCAAGTGTGCTGATGCTTTCTCGATCCGTCCAGTAATTTTAATTTCTGCTTTTGCAGATATTAGTTCCGTATTGAAATAATCAACAGCGTCTGGTATCTTGCTGATGTCTTTCGAAACTAGATCATACCAATTTGTCATACTTTAATCCCAACGATCATCTTCATCTTCATCATAGTCTTCGACTTCTTCATCATCCAAGACGTATTCGACTGCTTCATCTAGATAAGTGTCAATGCCAAACAGTCCTTGAATAACTGATTCGCTCACACCATAATCTAGTAGCGCATTTATATAACTTGCTGCCACATCTTTCTTTTTCTTCTCTTCGATGTGTTCAACCATTATAGTCCATATATCTGCTATTAGATCACTATTCATACTTTTTATTCTCCGTTGCTTGTTACTGGTTCCTCTAACTCGACTTCGACTGGTTCCTCTACTTCTACAGTCTCTGGCTCTTTACCAAGCTCTTCCATAATTAAGTTTAGTTTATCGCCAGTCCAGTTTTTACGATACTCTAAATGGACCTCCCCATTTAAGTCTGTATATTTAAGTCGATTACCATCTTTCTTCAGCAAACCTTTTGCTTCAAACAAGTCAACACAGCCACTGTATGGATCCATTCCTGTTTCATATGGAATCTGTACTTGTACTGCTTCAAACGGCTTTGCATAACGTGTTTTCATAACTTTACACGCAGCACGAATACCTTGTACTGTAGTAGTCTTATTACCATCTGCGTCTACTTTTAGTTTAAGTTTACGCATAGCAACAACAATACTTGATGCATAGATAAAGCCTTGTCCACCACTAATCTTGTCATCTGGATCAAACATATCTTGTGATGCATATGTGTGGTTAGTACATACCATACCTACGTTATAACTACCAATCATATTAACAGTATTACGTACAAGTGATGTTAGTGCTTTAGGCTTACGACCCATATCACCTTTCATATCACCTTTATTAAACTGATCAACATCTGTAGGTGTTAGTAACATACCAAGTGAGTCAATTACAAACAATACTTTAGGGCGTTCTTCTTCTGCCATGTCTCTGTATTCTTTCATAAACTCTGATATTGTTTTAGCAACATCATCAATCATTGACATATTAAGTTTAAGAATCTTTTCTGGAGATGTGTCTACATCTAATGCGTGTAGCCATTTCTCATCTAAGGCATTCTCTGTGTCAATTAGTACTACAAAGATACCTTGTTGTTGTGCCGATTTTACAATATTACCGGCAGCAATATATGATTTACCTGCACCCGATTCTCCTGCTAATACAGTTACCTTGCCTAGTGGAACACCTTTGTGGAAGTCGCCACTTACAAGATAGTTAAGTGCATAGTTGCCTGTGCTGATCCAATCTGTAGGATCATTAAAGCCAATACCAAGTCCGTCAATAGACTTTGTAAGACTCTTTCTAAATTTAGTTACGTCAAACGCTTTTGCCATAATTACCTTTCCTTTGTTAAAGTATGAGAGACCTCGCTGGTTACCGTACGGAGGTTTTTGCCGGAACTCTCATAAACTCTTTTTTATTGCTGACGGTTGCGAATCATTGCAAGGATGTCTTGCGCACGACCCGATCCATTGTCTTCAGTAGTTACTGTTTCTGGTGCTGCCGCTGGAGCCGCAGTTGCTTCTACTACTGGAGCAGTTGCTACTGGTGCTGCCGGAGCAGTCGGAGCAGTTACAGGTGCTGATGCCGCTGGCGTTTGTGGTGCCTTATTCGGATCTCCTGTACGCTGTTGCATACCCGCTGGACGGAAATATTGTCCCCAACGATCTGCATCATATGCTTCACCATCTACAGATGCTTCAAACATTTCCTTCATAACCTTAAGCTCAACTTCGCCTGGCTTCTTAGGAAGGAAGTCTGATAAGTTAAACAAACCGTGTTGTTCAACTGCTGCGTTCTCATTCTCAGCCAATGCACGCTCTTTACGTGACCATTGTGATGTTGAGTAGTCAGCATAACCACCTTTTGATGTTTTCTTGATTCTAAAGTCAACACCACGAAGGAAATCAGTTGGTAACTCTTCCAACTCCGGATCCATCAAAGCACCTTTAATGATCTGATAAATCTGTGGACCAATAATAAACCTACGAATAGGATTTTCTGGTGTTCTCTCTTCGTTAAGAGGATCGTCGTTTACAAACCCTTGGAAGATATATGAACGTTTTTTCCAATACTTACGACCCATATCTTCTAGTGATTTGTCTTTAAACCAACCACGTACTTCAGATAGAATTGGACAAGTAGTACCGTCATTGTACATTTCCACACACGGAACTTGCACAATAGTATTACGACTATCCGTTTCACCTTTAATACCTGCGAATGGTAATTTAATCATCGCACGTTCTACCCAAAAGAATGTGTTGTCAGTGTTACCGTCGGGTAAGAATCTTACCACGGCTTCTCTGCCTTCTTGCATATTCCAATGTGGGTAAATTGCGTTGTCACCGCCTCCAGTAGAATTACCAGTTGAGCGATTGTTTGCTTCCTGCAGTTTTGCACGAATTTCTGCTAATGATGCCATTTGTTAGCCTCCTTTGTTTGCCTAATAAAAAATGTCATTTTATGCCTAATGCATACTATGTATTATATGCTCTTTTATTTAGCCCGTCAAGTCTATTTTTAATTTAAAATAGATTTGTTTAGCCAAAAGAAAAGGATCCGAAGATCCTTTCTTTATTCGCAATCTAATGTTTCAATTAGTTTGCGTATGTCTACCTTTACTTCTTTGTGTTCTTCTACTTCTTTGTCTATCGGTTGGCTATGTACATCGTTACTTCGAAGCCGAATCTCATTTCTATTGCTTGAGGCTTTGTCCACATAATGTTTCCTTTATAAAGTGAAAAAAATAGTGTAGCAGTTTCCTACTACACTATTATTTAAACATCTTTACGTAAAAAATCAATACGTAAAATCATTAAAATTTAATAAGATCTTTAATTCTACCTAGTTCTTCTAGTTCTTCTGCGCCTTGTTCTTGTGCAGGAGCCATTCTTTCTACCATCTTACGTGCAACCTGCTCAGCCTGTTCACCGAACTTCTTGCCTACCATTGTTGCTACACCTTCTGGGCCTTTTGGAAAAGTATTTGTAGATTCATCATAAAAAGATTTAATAAATTCTGCTAAACCTTCTAGTGTATGCTCTTCACCATCTGATGTTTTAAACTTAGTGCCTTTCTTAGCACCTTGTGCTTTAAGAGTTGAAACTTTATCGCCGTATTCGTTGCCTTCAGTTTCTTGTCCTTCTAAATCAACAGGCTCACCCATTATATCTTCAGCGTCTACATCACGTTTTACTTTTTCAAGTCCGTGCTTTTTAATTTTTTCGATGAAGTCTTTGGTAATCATATCAGCATATGCATCATCAGCATCTTTGCCGCCTGTTATTTCTGCTTCTAGTTGCTTAATGCATTCTTCTTGGTCATCACAGTTTGAAATAATTTCCATTCCGCCTGTAAGTGCCATATCCCAAGCATTGCCACCTTCTGAAACTGCTCCTTCTTGTGGTGCTTGTCTGTCCATATAATCTTGGTAGATATAATCGTTTAGTTCTGGAAGTTCTTCTAACTCTGCCATATCTGAATCGTCAACTTCTGTACCGTCTGTGTAATACACAGGAGCATTTAATTCATATATGCCGTCACTAATATCTTGCATATCATAGTCTAGTTTGTCAAGATCAATTTCTTTGCCTTTAAACATTATCGGATCATTCGTTTGTCCAATATGCAGACTGGATTGTCTGTATGGATCGCCGGCTTCTTGTGTTTTGCTATATGATTCGCCTGACAGTTTCATAATATCATTTAGTTCATCTGCTTCAGGATCTTTGCCTTTGAAACCTTTGAATGCACTACCGCCACCTTTTAACTCTGGTTGCGTATCTTTGTAGTCATCATCGGAGTCTTTGTTCATTAATTCTTCTTGATGCTTTTTAAGTTCATCAATACTGTCAAATGGTCCGCCTGTAATTTTCTTATCTTTAATACTAAAGAACATACCGTCCTTTTGAATAGCAGCAAGTCCATACTTGTTCATACCCATTGATGGATCTTTCATAAATTTATCTGTGATCCCTTCAGCAGCAGGTTCTTCAGCAGCAGGTTCTTCTGCCATATCGCCAAAATCTAATTCGCCTAATAAGTCTGGTGCATTTTCTTCAATCCACGCTTTAACTAAAGGCCTTACATCTGCTGTTGTATCTTCAGTTGCTTTTGCTTTGATATCTTGCTCTAATTTAGGATCGTCAATGATACCTTCTAAACTTGTAATAGCATTAGTACCATCAACACCGGCAGTAAATTCTTGACTAGTAAGTTCACTTAAACTTCTAATCATATCTGCCTTTTCTTCTTGGTCTGCAATTTGAATTGGACTTTCTTCGCCCAGTGCATCTACCCAAGCCTCAAATTTTGCCATCTCGTCTGTTGATGCAGATTCGTCAGCGTCACCTGACTGAACTTTATCAATAATTCTTGCATTCGTATCAATGTCATCATTGCCTGTAATTTTTTCAATTTCATCCATAAATGCTTTTGTAATTGGCATTTCGTCAACGTGTCCCAGCGGATCATTTTCAAATTCTTCTTCGCCGTATTTTTCCTTCATTGCTTCAGCCTCATTTTCTTCAACAAAGTCTGTAGTAATGCCTGAGTTCAATGCCCACTGTATATAACCGTCTGGTAATCTGTCTCCGTTGCCGCCTCTGAACTTAGAGAATTTTTCAACCAAATCGGAAATCATTCCATTCATTTCATCTGAAACTTCTACGTTATCATCAGCCTCTGCTGTCATACCGACTATGTCGTCATAGCCTACTGTTTCTTCTTCTTTCATTAATCTATGAATCACTGGAAATACATCTGTTAAGTCTTCTTTAAAGTTCTTAACAGTAAACATATCTTTGTATTGTTCCATCTGCGTATCGTCTACTTCAACGTCTGCTCTTGCCTCAAATGATTCTTTAAAAGCCTCGTAGTATGACTGTTTGGATAATTTTGCAATTCTTTCTCTAAGAGTGTCAAGTTGTACTTTACTACGTTCAACAATTCGATTAGTGTCGGAGTTCATCAAATCGTTACGTACAACATAGCCTGTAAATGTTTTTAGTTGAGCAATTTCTTCACTCATTTTAATTAATGATTCACCTATTGAATCATATGGTGCGCCACCGTTTGCTACGTGTCGCTGCATTGCTCTTGCGCCTGCTAAATGAACGAAAGGATATTTAAATCTTTCCCCTGATTCATTTTGTACAAATAGTGCAGATATATTTCTTGATCTAGCACCTGGCTTTAGTTCCATATCATCAGCAAGTTTTTTACTATGCTTAATAATAAGTTTTGTATTTTCTAGTTTTTGGAAACTTTGTGTTTTAGTTCCATATAAATTACTTTCATTCATTACACTCTCTCCGACAGGTTTTGTAATTGTATCATTGTCCGACGCTGGGTTTGCATATTGACTTAGAAAAGCATAATCTCGTTTATCTAAATTATCTTTTGCAATGTCTCTTGTATCAAATGCTAATAGTCTACGTTTTGAGAATTTTCTTAATTCTCTTAAAAACCCATACCAACCATCTTTTTGATCCCTGTCCATACCCTCAGTAATACCATTTGAAAAGTATACTTTCATTGAGTTAGGCTCAGCAAGACTGATGCTTACGTGTCCAATTTTTTTGTCTTCCTCGACATAATCAAAGTCGAAAAAACGTGCCATTTCAGGATTAATTGTAATTTGCCCTGAATCGTCACCAAGTTTTAGATTAGAAAATCTGCTTCTAACCTTAAAAAATAAGTCTGTTGCTATATTGTTTGTTGCGTCCATATAAGTATTTATCAAAAGCCGCCGGATACGAATATCGGCAATGGATACTCGTCGTCGGTCATTCTCTCCGTCATTTTTTCATATATTTTAGGATCCCAGTTTGCTAGTTGATCTGCCATACGCAAAATCAATAGTACTCCTGATACTAGATCATCGTGTTCACCTGTTTTAGCATTGTAACTTACGCCTGTTGCTACAAATGTCTTAAGTTCAGATATCAATGGTTTACTTGATATTTGCATCTTATCTTTTTCTAGTGCATTTTTAAACAAACTACACGCTGTAATTTTAGTTTTGTGTGTAGTATTAAACCCTTTTCTATAACGTCTTACGTGTCCTTTTCTAATAGGTTCGCTTAAAAATAATCCGTTAAAGTTCTCTTCACCAATATCTTGTATAACAACTAGTGCTGCTTCACCAATAGTATTGTTTTCTACACTATAGTAGATATTAGGGTTATTATTGCCTGCTGCTGTTTGCTCGTTAGCAATATATTTTAGAATATCTTGTAATACACGTATTTGTTGCTGTACTGGTGTTAGGTTGTGTCGCCATTCTCCAACTTGCTTCATTGCAGGCATTTCAAATATCTGGATAGCAGCATAATCGCCACCTGTACCTAAACTAGGATCAAGTGCAATTAAATGTGTAGCCTTAGGATTAATTTTACTGTACCAACGTGTTTGACCTGTATTAGCAATTGGTTCTTTGCCTTCAAGTGTTGCTAGTTTAACACTGTTAATTAATGTTTCATCAAAGATTAGGAATTCGCAATCAAACTCACGACGGAATCTTTCTTCGCCGATCTTTGCACGTTCCTGGTTTGCCCAGTCTTCGTCTCTATCTGGATGTTCCACCCAAGGAGCAAAGTAAGGAAAAAATCCGTTTGTTCCTACTTTTTTATCATTGCCGTGTTCATCAAACTTTTTATTTGCTTCTGCCCAAATCATAGCAAACTGATCTTCATCTGAGTTTGGTGTACTTGTAACAATTGCTTTACCACCTGTTGACAGTGTAGGAGATAGTGCAGTCCAAAACTCTTTGGCTTTTTCTGGTGGTTGCACAAATGCAAACTCATCACAGTATATTAATGAAAGTGATTTACCACGTCCAGTATCTTCTGTTGTAGTAGTTGCTTGTATTCTACTACCGTTATCAAATTCAATTGTGTTTCTGTTGTATGTATAGATTCCTGCACGAATAAAGTCTGGCAAAGTTTCATACCCAAATCTATATCTATTCATAATATCTTGTGCACCTGTATATTTGTGTGCAGCAATTAATACCTGTGCTTCAGGAGTAAACATTGTATACCATAACAAATAACCAGCAGCACAAGTTGTTTTGCCCATCTGTCTTGGTAACATAGCAACACAGTATCTATTTTCTGCGTATGCTTGTATAAGTTCTCGTTGAAATCCGTAAGGAACAAATTTCATTGAACCTTTGGTAGGGTGTTGAATTGTTAAAAAGTTTTCACAGAAATATAATGGTCCGTTAATAGGATCCATACACTTTTCTAAGTGCTTGATTTCTTCAAGTGTATATTTTTCTTTTTTATGGGCCTTCTTAATCTGAACGCCATCTAAACTCTTTGCCATACTAGTATTTATAGAAGGAAATAGGCTCCGAAGAGCCTATTTGGATTAGTATGAAACGTACTAACTTATGCTAATTCTAGTGTAGTTTTTACTGTGCAAGTAACACCAGTAAAGTCAATTTGTGCTGGACTTGCTGCTGATAAATCAGTTAGTGCAATAATTTCATCTTCAATTTGTTCTACAATTGTTTCTGCGCCTGCACCATCGTAGTCTAATGAATCATTTGGCTGTTCAATTGCAACTGTAAACTTTTGGTTTGTACCATATAGTGCGCCACGAATAACAACTGTTGCATATTTTTCAATAATACGCATAATGCTTTCAATTGCTAGTCCGCTTCCTGTTTGAGCGTTTACTGCTGCACCACAAGCGACTTCAAAAAATGTAAGTGGCTTGTTACCGTTATAATGAATTGCTGTCATATCAGCGTATGGTTTTCTGTTTGCAGCCACTAGTACTGCACTGCCGCCACCGATTGTTGCTTGTGTTAAATCTGCCATCTCTATGCTCCTTTAGTTTCTGCTAATGCTTTTTGCAATTCTGCTTTAATAGAAGCACGTAAGTCTTCGCCTTCTTTTACTTTTTGCATTGGATTATCTGCGCCTGCAACTTTAGGATGTGTTCCTTTTCTGCGGTTCATTCCACCTTGCAGTTTATTCATTTGATAATGAACGGATCTTTGATCTTCGTCAGGCTCATTTGCCCAAGCCTCTTCTTTTTCCTTGTCATCATCTTTATCGTCTTTATCGTCTTTTTCCATATCGTGATCGTCCATATCGTGATCATCATCGCCATCTTTATCAAGTGACTTAATCATAACGTGATCTTTATCGTGGTCTTTTGGAAGATCCTTTTCTCCGCCTGGCATATCGTCATTGTCGCCATCGAAGTCTGGAATAATTTTATTAATTGGTTTTGGCATTGGCGGCATCTCTGGACCTTCTGGTCCGTCCATTGGTCCGTCCATTCCTGGTGACATAATTGACAACGTAGGCATTTCAGGTTTTGCTGGTTGATTAATCATATCTGGATTAACTTTTGTCATTAACTTTAACACATCTTGAATAGCATCGCCTTTAGCAGTAATGTTAACGTTCATTGTTGCTTCTTCTTTTTGCGGCATATCTGGTGCGTTTGGTGCCATCATAGGTGGCATCTCGTTCATACCACATTCATCTGTCTTTGTTTCTATAGGTGCGTTTTGCGCTGTGTCAATAGCAGTCATCTTTCTGACTAGATCTTGGAAATCCATTTTAGTTACTCCCTACAGGACTTTTTAAACCTGCGTCATCTTGTTTTAGTTCCGGTACGTCTGTGTAAACGTCCGCCTTTAATTTGTCGTGTCCTAATTCTTTAGCACGATCGGCTGCTACTTTTGATAAGTCTTGTAAAAACGACTTATTAAAATCATCACCAAAATAATCTTTATGTGCTACAGCAACAGCCTCTTTATATTCATTATCGTGTAATAATGCACCTTCACGTTTTCCATCAGTTGCTTGATATTCTTCTGACGGACTTAGTGCATTACGTGCCACATAATGACCTGGCTCACAACACTGCATTTCAAAAATTTCTTTTTCAACATCAGTTGGTGTAACCGGATATTCTGTAACTAGTGAAAACGTATGTACTTCACAGTTCGCTAACTCTGGAAAGTCTAGCGGTGTTTCAGTAACTGGTGTAGTTTTCAACTGCGTAAATTCAACAACACTTCTGTTGTCAAGTCTCGACTTTAATTCATCAGCAAAGCCTTCAGGTAGCTCTCCAGCAACCTTTACCTTAATACTGTATACTTTTTTGCTCTCTGTGAGATATTCTTTAAACGTCTTCATATTACTATTTATTCCTTTCCGCCTAATTTCCTAATTAATTCATTGCGATCTAGCATAACATATCCGGTTCCATCCACTAATTCATTAGGATCTTCCGGTGAATCGCGATCAATTTTAAGTTTTTTCAGTTGTAAATCAACTGCTTTAAGTTTTTTATCTACTTTAGCGGTTTTTGCATCAATAGCATTCTTTAACATACTACCTGCTACTTCAAATATACGTCCGCTGTAACGTACTTCTACATTCATACCCAAATCCATTAGATCGTCATATGCTTGTTCTGCTTTAGTTGCTAAATGATCTAACTCACCTTCACCCATTGAGTCTAGTTCACGCATCTGTGGTAAATCTTGTGTTACTTGTGATATTGCTTTATAAGAAGCATCCACACTTTTAATTTCTTCTTGTGCTACTTCTGGATCAATTGCTTTGCTTTCCACAAGTGGTTCTTCAGTTGCAATTTGTTCTTCTGCAACTTTTTGATCTTCCATATTAAATAATTCTTCTAACTTCTTGGTCATTTTATTCTACCATTTTATAATAGTATTTATTTACGCTTGCCACCTTGGTGAAATATTTCTTCTTCACTAACGATGCGGAATCTAACACGTTTTTGTTTACACCAAGCAGCAGCAGCCTCCCATTTAGCCATATTTTTAATATATTGCTCTTGATTGAATCTACTTTTGCCTACCTTCTCACGTAACGTTTGATTCTGAGGTTTTACTTCTATTACCTCTGCGTGTTGCTTACCATTCTTATCGTTATAAACAATAAAAAAATCAGGAACATAAACGGAATACTTTCCTGTAAGTGGATCTTGATACGGTATCTTAATACTTTCACTTGCCCATTTTGCTACACTTGGATGTTCATCTAACATACGCATAAAGACAGTTTCCCAACTACTTCGTGCTAATGGACTTTTTGTACCTACGTACTTCTCTGGATTTTTTACAGTGTAACGACCCTGTGCAAACTTTGCCATTTACACAACCACATTACGTTCTTTACTTACATCAGGTGCAGGTTGTTTGTATCCTAGTGTCGATGTTGACGGTCTATGATTATTCATAATCTCGCCTACTAATGCTGATACTTGTAATTCATTTAATGCATTTACTGTATCTAAGATTTCATTAATTGAAATGTTTTCAAGTTTTGCCTGTTTAAGTAACACGGCTGCTGATAAGTTTGCAGCAGGATCGCTGAAACCTTTTTTTCTAAAAAAGTTTATTGCAGCATCAATGTCTGGAACTTTATACGATAAAGGTTCTTTTCCATATGTGTCAAAAAATAGTTTAGTTCTTGCACCACTATCTTGTATTACTTTTGCTGGTAAATTTGTTTGTACTTCGCCTGCCATATCTATGCCCTATCAAACCTATCTTGTCTTCCTTCTCCGGTATTACCAATAACCTTTTTAGGTGTTGCTTTAGTTTCACCGGTTGTGTTTCTATTTTTAGGAAACACTGCACCAACAACTCCGTTAATAGTGTTAGCAACAGTTTGTTGTCCTGCTGGACTAGTTAAAATATTAATACCTTCTTGTAGAATACTATCTTTGCTTAATCCTTTTGCATTCTTGTAAGTGTTAATTGCACTTACTGCTGTACTTAAGAAACCTTGTGGTGAACTAAATGCACTACCGTCACCAACTGCACCAAAGACTGATTCTAGTCCGTCTAGTACTCCGCCGCCGCCGAGTAAGTTACTTACTCCGCCACCGCCCATTTGTAAAGGACCAGGTGTAGTATCATAATGTAATGTAGCAAAGCCTTTCGGTGAACCTTCACTTACAGTTCCTGCTGAATAACGTACACCTTCGTACTGTAATTGCATTGTACTTTCTGCAGGTTCACTGCCTGCCATATAATCGTAATCACCGTGTTGCCAAGAAGTAATCCTTGGATTAATTAATTCGTAACCGATAAATCTTCTGCGTCCCATTGTGTAAATTTGTACACTCTTAAACAATGGTGTTGTAATATTATTATCTAGACCATATCTATATTGGTCCATATTAGTATCAGTAACACGATAATGGTTAAAGTCATATGCAGCATTTGGCAAGTTTCTATCTGCAACATAGTAACCATAGTACAATGCCCAAAGTGCGTTTACTACACCTTGATTATCATCGTGAAATGTAAACTGTACAGGATCATAATTAATCATCTTATAGATAATTTTCTTTCTATTATACTGATTAAGAACTTCGGTATCAAATTTAAAACTTGGTAAGTTAATATTCTTAACAAGCAGTCCAACTTCTTCTGCGTGTTTAGCAGTAAAGTTAGGTGCTTTGTGTGCAGATGAATCTAGCTCAACTCTAACATAATAATTATATTTGTGTTTAGGTGACAGACGCATATTGTCATCAATAAACAATCTAGTAGCGTGTGTATAGTTCGCTACTCTACCTTTAGGATTTGATAATCCTGTGAATACGTCTGTAAGAAATCTAGTAAATTTGTTGGCCATACTATTATTTAGCCATAAAAAAAGCCCGGAAATAAATCCGGGCTTTTAATGGTTTTATTAAAACTAGTATTAAGCGCCAGCGGCTGTAGTAGCACCAGTAGTAGTGTTGCCGAGTGTTCTTTCGACAGTAGCACCAATACCAACACCAACACCTTGTTCGCCTGCACCCCATTGTACCATATTATCAAAGCGTATAGTTAGTGCAACTTGCATCGCTTCATTAGTAGCATAGTTTGCATCGCCGTAATCAACGTTAGTTAGGAAACAACCGTACATATTTTGTGTTTCTAGTACGTTAACGCCTGCTGCGTTATTTTCGTTACCACCGTCTAATACTTCAATTTTTGTTGTAAATTTGTAATCAATACCAGATCTTGCAGAAGCCTGTTCAACAAAGTCGAACTGTTTCTGAACCTGTTGACCGACAAGTTTTTGTACTTCACCTGTCGCATCGTCACGTAAGTTAAGTGCTAATGTTTCAAATGTATACTTACCTGCTAGGTATACTTTTGAGTTGTATACGTCTAACGGCATTTCTTCAAAACCAACTTTTGGTCTTGAAACATCAACTACTTGCTTAGTAAGTTCAGTGGCAGCATTTACTCCGAATCCAAGTAAAGTAACGCGGAAGCGATACTTTAATTTTGGCATCAAGAGCACTTGGTTGCCTGCGTCTGTAGGTACCCCAAAGTTATTAAGTGATGTAATAGGCATTATATTTCTCCTGTGTTCTTGACACGCAATGGAATGTAAATAAACTCAATTGCCTTAACAGGTTCAATAGCAATATCAACATATAGTTCATTTCTATCAATTCTGCTTGGCGTATTGTTAGTCTCATCACAAACAACAGCGAAATCATAAAGAGCTCTTAAGCCAACTAACTCAAGTAGTAAACTTTCTACTGCTTGTTTGACTTCGTCTCTAGTGATTTTATCATTTGGTTCAAATATATACGGACGGGCCAGTTTATTAAGTTGGCTACGTAAGTATACTACCAATCTTGCAACGTTAATTCTGTCTAGCGCAGAAGCATTTCTGCCTCTTGTCTTCTGACCGTAGTTAACTAAACCAACACCATTAAAGAATGTAATTGGGTTAATCTTTTGATCATATAACGTATCACGCTGTCCTTCGTTAAGTGCAACTGTTTGGAATTCACCAGTTGCTGCATCAATATATCCTACTGCTGTAGCGTTGCTGATTCCACCGCGTCTTGTACCTGCTGGTGCAAACCACGGAAACGATACTTGATCGCTTAGTGCAATAGTTCTTAGCATCATATGTGAGCTAGGAACAACTGCGTTTGCTCCACCTAAGTCTGTTGTAAATCCATTTGGATAAAATACTGCCATATACTCATCGTATGTAACAATACCGTTATCGTTGTTATCTACAACTAGTTCTGCATTAGAACCATAGTTTGTAAGTGATGTAGCATCTGCTGGTAATCTAAATGGTGTGTCACCAACTACAAATGCTGTTAAGCCTCTGTCAATGTTTAAGTTAACAAGATTGCTCATTGTTTCTGTGTAACCTGGACAAGCAATTAAGTTAAAGTTACGTCTTTCTTCGTCTCTAATCTCATCACTTGTGTCAATTGCAGATTTCAATGCTTGTGTAACAACCATACGCTGTGCTTTTCTACCAAATGATCCGCTACCGTCTTCTTGGTTGCCTGATTCAGTAGTCCATCTGTCTGTTGCGTACCCTGTCATTGATTCACTGTTGTTAAATCTTTCATTATCAGCAGTTGTGTCAATGTAGTTGTTGTTGTACTTCTTAACATTTCCACCGCTTCTACGTAAGTTCCATAACAACATTCCCTGCGGATAAAGTGCAGGATCTGGAGCATCTGGATCTAAGTAGTTGCTTGTTAGTAAGTCTTTGATATCGGCTGCTGTATTACCAGTAGCACCTGCTAAACCAAAACGTGCATCTGCAAACAGTACACCTTCTTCTGAAGTTTGGTCAGTTTTATCAATCTGTGTCCAAGCCAGTGTAGTTCCGTTCCATCTGTAAATAGTTGGGAAGTTCTCTAAATCTGCTGTGCTAATCCAAAGATCACCGTCTACTAGTGCAGTACCATCGCTTTGTCCAGTAGTTGCACTTGGCTCAGTTGCTGAAACAATTGGACCTGCTGGTGATGCTGTACTGTATACACTTTGGTATCCTACCCAAGTAGTACCATTGTGTACCATAATATCAACTTCACTAAACTCTGGGTTGTACCAAAGTTGTCCGTCTGCTGGTTCATTTTCTGGATTATCAGCACCTGCTTTAAAGTTACTTGCTGCTAATGGCTGCCAGTTACTTGCTACAAAGTCATCGCTGCTTCCTGCTGGTGCAGCATATAAGTTTGCTGTTCCTGCTAAAGTATCAATGTTGTATGCTGTGTAAGCCAATGCTACCGGTGTATTTGCACCGTCAGTCATTCTAAAGTCACCGCCTAGTTTATGGAAAATTTCTACTTCGTTGTCAGTAGTTACTGCTGCTTCAATGTTTACAAAGCCTGCACTGTTAACTGCATCTGCAAGTAAATCTGCATCTGTTGTAGCACCTGTTGCTGTAAATGATACACTTACTGCTGTTGCTAAACTTGCACTTCCTTTTACACTTTCTGCAAGTTCAAATGTGTTTGTACCTGCTGTAAATGTTAACGCTGTTACTGCTGCTGACTTAATAGTAGTGTTGCCTGTTCCTGCTCTGCGCCACATTCTAAATGTTGCAGTTGAAGGAGTAGCATCAAATCCACTATGTTCGTTAGCATTTGATTGTACAAAAATTGCGTCAGTAGCAATGTTAGCACCGCCGCCGCTTCTGTCTAACCAATATAACGCAGTGTGTCCGTTGTCATAAATTGGACTGTTAACTGCATTCCAAGTTGTTGTTGCAGATGACCAGTTATAAACTCTCCATCTTGCACCATTGTTTGGCTCAGTTGTTTTAATCCATACACTGCCTGTTGGTCTTGGAGCACTATCAAGTGTTTTCCATTGTGGAACACTTGTGTGTGCGCTTTGACGAATTGCGGGTGCATAGTATGTATTTTTTGCAATACCAAGGTCGCTAAAGTTAACTGCTGGACTTGTACTTGCATCATCAATAATAATTGCTTGTGTTAAAGTACTGTCTGCGTTGTTAGCATCTTGTTCTTTGCCTTGTGCGTAAAGGTAAAGTTTACCGCTTACGTTTCTAGCATAGATACCTTGTGATCTGCTAATTTGACTGTTAATTGATGTTACCAAATCGTCAAGTGTACCAGTTACTTCAAAGTCTGTACTGTTGATGCTAAACTTACCACTTGATGCAGTAAATGTGCCACCTGTAATTGTTGGGTGACTTGCAGTCCAATCATTGCTACCAACAAGTACCCAAGTACCTGCTGTTGGAGAAACACCATTACCAGCGGATTTGTAATACACTCTTGCTGTTTCTTTGCTTGCAGTAAATGATCCTGAACCGTCTACTGTTTCAAAAACGATTGCATAATCTCCGATAGCACCTACTGAACCTTTAGGTAATCCTGTACCGGAATCAATTTTAGTTGTATCTGTATCAGTTAATACAATTGGAGTTTTGTTAGTAAACTTTTGGCCGCCTGTTGTTGTTATTGCAGCGCCATTCCATTCCTGGATACCCCAAGTTGTACCCCTAGTATCAACCCACCAAGTACCATCATTTGGATTCGCTCCCGGCGCATCTGCTGATCCTTCAAGTTGACCTAAGTCTACGTTAGCTCGTGTAATAAATGCTGCGTTACTTACGCCTAGCAATGAATATGCTGCTAACAAACCATATTCGTTCAATTCGCTTCCGTGAATTGGTGTATTACTTGCTGTCTTTTCAAAGTTTGGAACTCCAAAAAGATCTACTAATTCTTTCTGTGATGTAACCTTAAATGCTTTTCCAGCATTTGCGGCTGTTGTCGCTGAAGCAGTTCCCGTGCCAGCAGCGTTAATTTTATCTTGGGCTGTTGCAACCACGATAAGAGGAGTAGTACCCGGTTCAGCGGGGGTGTAAAAACTCTCATCTATTACGGTTACTTCAACGCCTGGTGATTGTAGTGCCATTCCTGTTTCTCCTGGTAATGTAAAAGTATATTGTTATACCTAATCTGTATTACTAATGTATTTAGTTGGATCGGATAAAAAGTGCTGTTTATACCTATATAAAAAGGGGTCGAAAAGGTGTAAATATATGTATGAGACCACTATGTAAGTGCGGATTAAGACCCCGTGCAGTAAACTATAAGAAGCAAGGAAAGACATACTACAGAAGTTTGTGTGAAGGTTGCAGTAAACACGGTCTGTATCACGGTGTGCCTAGATGGCAACGTGCAGGTTACAAAATTAAAAAACAGTGCGATAAATGCGGATTCAAATCACAGCACAAGGAAGTATTCAGAGTATTTCACGTAGATGAAAACCTTGACAATTGTAGACCGCAAAATCTTAAAACTGTATGTGCTAATTGTAGGAGCGTATTATCTAAAGAGAATATACGCTGGAAACAGGGTGACTTAGTGGCTGACTACTAGTAGATTTTCTACTTGCGCATACAACTGATCAATAGATCCGTTATTTTCAACTACAGCATCAAACTTACTATTAATCCACGCCCATTCGCTAGGATGTATTTTTTGCACTTTCATCTCATTGATATGATAGTTTGATCCTTCATTTGCTTGTTGTGCATTTGTATACCAACTAGGCAAATCTCCACGTTTTACCCAAACAACTTTTCCGCCTGCTTTATGGATCACATCAACTTCATTAGGAAATCTACAGTCGCTAATAACAACATCATCTGTACTGTTACGCAGTTTATTTTCTAAACTTGCTACCCAAATATCATCGTGGAATGCTTTTCTAGCAACTTCTGTACCCCAATATTGTAACACCCATCTTGGAGTTAGTGTTGGCATATCTAACCGTTCTGCCCACCACGGATCTATTTGCTCACGCCATTCACGAGCTTCTTTAGATCTACCTTCTAGCATTTCTCTATTCCACCCAAAAATATGAGCCACTGCATCTTTCAGTGTTCCTGCAAAACTTTCTCTACGAAAGCCGTGATCGTTTGTTAGATAATCTGCTACTGTGTCTTTGCCGCAGCCAATAAAACCGCAAATGCCTATAATCATAAATGATATCTCCTAAGTAATACTAAACATTATAGCATCATCTGTAGGATTGTCAAGTCTAAATATACGGTCTTGGCTGGCCTGGTTTGCCCGTATTAAGTTTACGTGCTAACACACTTGCTGTGTTAATAGACTTAGTACGTTGCTGTCTACGTACTGCTGTAGGACCAGTTCTTGCTCTGGTCGTCTTCATTTTTTGTGCTTTGGCAACATTATACTGCTGATGGCATTTGGATGGATGACTAACTTGTCTACCTGCTCTAGGTCCACTTGAACAACGGAAACGCAGTTTGGTCTTTCCACCTTTTGCAGTACCTGTAGTTCGTCCCCAAACCATTTTTGCAGTTTCTGTATAAAACTGTTCGTACTCTTCTGATATAAATTCTGTTGCTTTCATTATCCGTTAATCCAATAGTACCCTTGGCCACCTGGTACTAGTGTTACCAATTCTGCTGTCAGCCTTTCAATATCCTGAAAGCCTTCTTGTTTAATACTAGCACCGTTAAGTGCAGTTCCGCCTTGTGGACCTGCGATACTAGCAAATTTTTCTCTTGCTTGTCCTAGCATTACTTTGCAATTAGCAAGTGTATAATCTTTAACCCACTGTCCTGCATATTGATCATTAATGATTGTGTAATCAGGTTTATTATTGTAACACCAAAGAAGTACTTGTTCTTCTCCTCTAGGACGTTGCATAATAATTAGTTTCTTACTTTGCGGATTCCAAGTAAAGTTGATAAATGAACCAAACATTTTACCTACCATTTCTTGATAACCTGCAAATAATTCGTATGTTGCAAGTCCGCCCATATTGGTTGAACTTAACAAATATGTATTAGTGTATGCTAAGTTGAACGGTTCAAATACTGTACCGCCTGTTCCGTTACCTGTACGTGAACCAACTGAACGTCTAAAAATTTGTCTTACTTGCTGTATTTCATCAGGTAAAATATAATCATTCTTTTCACTTTCAAGTGTAAGTGTAATATAACTTTCTTCAACTGCGTTATCAGAACGCTGTCTAAAAACTCCCAGCGCACGTTTTAATCCTGTTTCGTAATGAACGGGATCTAGTTCGACGTCGATCATACCGTCGCCGAGCATTGCTTTTACGTAATCAAATACTTCTTGTTTTGCGTTGTCTATCTGGCTCATATAAGTATTTATGCCTTGAGACGGATTAGGTAAATACATATACTATGCCAAGACTGAGTTTATACCGTCCCGAGAAGGGAAACGATTACAGATTTATTGATAAAACTGCCTGGGAAATGTTTCAGGTAGGCGGAACCGATGTGCTTGTTCACCGATATCTGGGACCAGGCAGCAGTAGAGAAGAAACTCCTACTACACCTAAGTACAGTACAGACGATCCTACAAATATACAAGATATGTTGTTTCTTGAAAACAGAGATCGTAAATATGATCCTGATGTATATCAGTTACGTGGAGTATACAATGTAAATGATGTAGATTTTAATCTTAGTCAGTTTGGTTTGTTTTTACAAAATGATACATTATTTGTTACATTCCATATTAATGACACAGTTGAAAAACTAGGCAGAAAAATTATAGCAGGTGATGTTATTGAATTACCTCACTTACAAGACGAATATGCATTAAATGATTTAAATTATGCACTTAAAAGATTTTATGTAATTGAAGATGTTAACAGAGCAGCAGAAGGATTTTCTGTAACTTGGTATCCTCATTTATACAGAGCAAAATGTAAACCGCTAGTAGACTCACAAGAATTTAAAGATATTTTAGATGCCGTTGCAGGTGAAGAAAATAACAAAGGCGAATACAATACTAATTCAACTTACTTTCCTGGAGATATAGTTTCTTACAATGGTGAGAAATACGAAGCATTATCAGAAACTACTGATTCTCCTCCAGGTGGCGCTTGGAAACTTGCAGATACACTTAAAGATATTATGTCTACATACGAAAAAGAAATGCAAATTACAGGTGCAGTTCTTGATCAAGCAGAAGCAGATGCTCCACAAAGTGGTTATGACACAACTAAATTTTATACATTACAGCGTGATGAAGTTGGTAATGCAGAACTAGTAACAGCAGACGATACACAACTACTAATACCGTCAACAGATGCAAACGGCAATCCTGTATATGATGACAATGGTGAAGAAGTATTCACAAGTTACACTGCTGATATGGTTAATGCAAATGCTGAGATGTCAGGATATAAAGGATACTTAGTAGGAGATGGAATACCGCCTAACGGTGCTCCATTTACACAAGGCATTGCATTTCCTATGAATCCTGGAGAAGGACAATTCCACTTACGAACAGATTACAAACCAACAAGGCTTTTCATCTTCAAGAAAGGAAGATGGGGTAAAGTTGAAGATGATGTGAGAATGACAATGAGTAACTTAGGACCAAGTGATGTAGCAGCAGGTAAAGACTTTGCTGGACACGATGCTAGAGAAAATAAAGGACTTAAATCAACATTTATTAATAACACAAACCAACAAGTTATTGATGGCAAGACTGTTAAGGAAAAACAAAGTCTTTCTAAAGCACTAAAACCAAAGGCAGATGAATAATGCGTATTGATGAAATTTTAGGATTTGCAACTAGCAGACCAAAGAAACATACTGTAAAAAGAAGACCTCCTGAAAAGGAAGAAGAACCTATTTCACTAAAAATTCAAAAGCGTAGGGCAGCAGCAGCCAAAGGTGACGACACAGCATTCACAAATAAATTTAACAAGGCAAACAAGTAATGGATTTTTTCTACGACGGACAAATTAGAAGATATATTACACAGTTTATGCGTGTGTTTATCGGCTTCAAATACGAAGCAGGTGACGGCAAGCAACAAACTGTTCCAGTGATGTATGGTGATCTAACTCGTCAAGTATCAAATATTATTAGAGAAAACTCTGAAAACAAAATGCCTACAGTTCCACGTATGGCTTGTTATGTTACAAATTTACAAACTGATCCGAGTAGACTTTCTGATCCTACATTTACAAGTAAAGTTAATATTAGAGAACGTAGATATTCTGAACAAGATGATGGTACTAGAGAATATACAGGCGAGCAAGGTAAAAATGTAACTGTAGAAAGATTGATGCCTACTCCATATACACTAACTATGAAAGCAGATATATGGACTAGTAACACTGATCAAAAATTACAATTACTAGAACAGATACTAGTGCTGTTTAACCCTGCGCTAGAAATACAAACAACAGATAATTATATTGATTGGACAAGTTTAAGTGTTGTATATTTAGATAATACAAACTTTAGTTCAAGATCAATTCCTGCAGGTACAGATTCAGATATTGATATTTGTAGTTTAGATTTTACAATTCCAATTTGGATTTCTCCACCAGTTAAAGTTAAAAAACTAGGTGTTATTAGAAGTATTATTGCAAACATATTTACTGAAGAGGGTGACGTTAAAAACATTAGTTCACTTGTTTATAACGGTAACGGTAGCAATACAGTTTATGTAAATCCAAGATTTCCTGTATTACTGTTTAAGGCTAATAACAATCAACCATACGATTACGAACTAACAATTATTGATCCATATGCAGCAATTGAAAGCGTAGGTCTTGGCGAAAAAGAAAGCGTTGCTAATAATAAACAGTATGATTGGAATGCAATACTTACACGTTTAGGTAACTTTAATGCAAACAGTGTAATCTATTTCAAGCAGCCTAATAACACAGAAATGGCAGCAACTTTTGCAATACATCCAACTGATCCTAAAATACTATTAGTTACATTTGACCAAGATACTATTCCAGGTAACACAATTATTGATGGTTCTAGAGCACCAGCTCAACGTACATCTATAGATGCTATTGTAAATCCAACTACATTTAATCCTATAGATAAATGGAACGGAGTAGCAAATATACCTGTTGGAACTAGATATCTTTTATTAGAAAGTGTAGGCGATCCAGACAGTGTAAGTCCAGATGCTTGGAAAGGCACTGACGGTTCTAGTCAATCGTCATATCAATTATTAGAAAACAATATTGTAGAATGGGACGGATCAAGTTGGGTAAATGTGTTTGACACTGCTACGGCAAGCGATACAACATATGTAACAAACATTAGAACAGGAATCCAATACAAGTGGGACGGTATTCAATGGTTAAAATCATTCGAAGGCGAATACTCACCAGGATATTGGAGACTCGATCCTGATCCTGCATAATTAATAGTATGCAAAAACGTGCCGGACTTTTATTTTTATCTAAAATAGAGAAGCGAATACTGCTTATTCTTGAAAAAGAAAAGTGGACTGTTCCTACCTTTGCTAGAAACAAAACACTTTTCGACGATAGTAAACAAGCAATGACAGACTTTTCAGAAGGTAGAATTTTACCTATTGAATTGTATCTATCAAAAGATAAAGGATTTGAATATAGTACCTATATCTGTTTAGTAGATTACGAATTTATGCCAACAGTAGTTGATACGTTTTGCTGGGCAACATTAGATACATTACCCAAGAATATACACAATGGTTTGAGAAATACTTTAAATAATAGTTTAATAAGAACCAAGATAGAAACTGTATTGGAGTTAGAAAATGCTTCTTAAAGATAATCCAAGATATTTGCAAGAAAAGAAAACGTTTCAAGAGCGAATTAATAAAATGCCTGATGGTGACGCAAAATTAAAGTCTACAAATTTACTTAGACAACTAGAGGGCGAAGTGCAGGAACTAGATAGATGGCACGAACAACTATTAATGAATTCTGAAACTGCTAAAAAGTTTAATCAAGATGACACTAGAGATATTATTTCTAGTATTAGAAAACAGATTGAAGATTTAACTAAAAATTTTTAGATTGAAGCAATATCTTTAATAAACAAACTTCCGACCATAGCAGAGTGGTTTGTACATTGATATCTATAACCGCCTGATATACTTTGCGGAATCTTCCAATACATAATACCGCCTACCTTACTGTTTGCACCTGAGCCAGTAGTAACTGTTCCGTCGCTTGCAACGTGTACTAAGCCAGCACCTGTATAAGCATTACCAATTGGATCTTGTATTTCAAATGGATGTGAACCGCCTGCTTGTAAATCAAATGCAATTGTTGTGCCATTAATAGCATAAACTGTTGGATTATCAGCAGTACCATATTGATCAAATCTATAAGAACTTAATCCGTTATTGGTTACTACAAGTCTAGTCATTGCAGGTAAGTATATTGAACCTAAATTTAAACTTGCATTTTGTACATCTGAAAGTGTACCAAAGGTTGGCGCACCAGCAGTTGATGTAATTGTAACACTGTCGGTACCGTTTGTTGATAATGAAATACCAGAACCTGCAACTAAATTTAATGAATCTGAAACTGCGTCTGCTGCTACAGTAGTTGCGCCCGATACTACAATATTACTGAATGCGTTTTGATTTACATCTCCGCCGCCTCCACCTGCTTGACCTTCGATAGTTAGAGACTTGCCTGTTGCATCAGTAGTTAGTGTTATATTAGATCCTTGCACAATTGTAAGTGTATCTGATCCAGAACTTGCTACAACGTTATCCTGTCCTGCTACAGTAATAGTTTGAAACGTATTAGGAGTAACACTGGCTGTGCTTGTCACTAAGTTCCAAGTTGTACCGTTCCATTGCCACGATGTTTCGCCGTCAGTGAATGTGTCATCTAGCGTTGGTGTGTTTGGAAAATTAATAGCCATATATTGTTACCTCGTATGTATTTATGTGTTTACAGTAATTGTATTATTCATACCACCGTGTATACTACACTGATAATAGTAAGTTCCTGTACTAGCAATAGTCCAATTTAGTTGGCCTGTTCCTTGCCCAGAAACGTCTGATACTTGATTACCTAGCCCACTACCTTGTGAAGTTTTTATGTAGAATGGGTGTGCGCTTGCAGTATCAGAATTGACTACAAACTGTACTTTATCTCCTGTATTAAATGTTAATGCAGGCTGTGATGCACTTGCAAATGACGCACTTCTATCAGTACCGCTCAACAAATAATTGTTTCCGCTATGCTCTACTGTAATTGTATAATCTGGAATAAATGTAACTGAAGTATCTTGAATTGTAATATTTTGACTTAATGCACCTGTTGCAGTTCCAAGACTATCTGTAGCACCTAGTGTAAATGTAAGTGTTTCTGCACCTTCAGTTGTAACATCTTCGTTAAGAGTAATAGTAACACTATCTGTGCCACTGGCCATTGTAAAGTTTCCTGATAAGGCATCATCCGTGTCTTGTGGATTTGTAATACCTGTTACTGTATACGGAACTGTTGTACCGTCAGGAATATTAGTACCTGTTAGAGTAAATGTAACACTTTGCCCTTCCTGAATAGTACCGCCTGTTGCATCATTAATTAGATTTGTATACACTATAGTTCTACTTGTATCTTGAATACTAATAGTGTGTGTATCTTCGCCGTTATCCAAACTTACAAGCATAGCCTCTGTGCCTTCTGTACTTAGATCCGCTGCAAGTGTCCAACTTACTTGTGCAGTATTGTTGTTTACTACAAAGTTACCTAGTGTAGTTCCACTTGTAAAGTCACTATTAATGGTGCCTGTAACGCTATATGCGACCTCTGTAGCGTCTTCTACGTTAGTTGTAGTTAAAGTTACTGTAAATGTATCGCCTTCGTTTGCGCTTAAAGGACCAGATAATGTGTATGTTGGATCTGGTGTAACTGGTGCTTGACTTGTGTCATTAACTGTAACATCGTGGAAGTCTACACCGTTATCCAAACTCAATCTAATAGTTTCAGCACCTTCTGTTGTACTGTCTTCTGCAAACGTAATTGCTACATCTCCAGTACCAGAAGTAATTGTAAAGTTTCCTGTCAGTGATTCACCGCCTATGTCAGCACTAGTTACTCCTGTAATTGTATAAGGAATATTTGTTGCATCTGGAATTTGTGTAGTTGTTAATGTAAATGTAACTGTACCACCTTCATTTACATTTGTTACATCTGAACTTAGTGTATAAGTTGCTGCTGGTGGTGTAACACTAGTATCATTAACTGTAACTGCTTGCGAGCCTTGACCGTTAAGCAATGATAAAGTTAGTGTTTCTGCACCTTCAGTTGTAAGATCGTTTGCAAGTGTAAATGCTGCTGTTGCAGTATTACTTGTAACAGTGAATGCTCCCGATGTTGATCCTGAACTTAAATCACCTGATTGTATCCCACTAATTGCATAAGAAACTGCTGTGCCGTCCGGTAAACCAGTTGTGGTTAAAGTAAATGTAACTGTACCACCTTCATTTACATTTGTTACATCCGCTGCCAATGCGTAAGTAGCACTTGATGCTCCTGTTGTCATCGCAAATCCTGTAAATGACAAAGGTTGCTGATTATATCTGCTATATAACATTTTGTTAGGAGTACCCATTAAACTATTTGGGTAAGCATTATAATCTGTGTCGTTATTAGTTGTGTAAATTACATCTGATACTGCATCATTTGTAATTCTTGTTTGCATTTGTGCAGGAGTTATTTCAGGAAATACTTCTAAATGCTGTGCAATAACACCTGCTACTTGAGGTGCCGCCATACTTGTTCCGCCAATCGCTGTAATTTTAAAATTGGTATTTTCTGGATAATTAAAATCTGTAAATCTATTAGTTGTACTTGTTGCAGCCATAATTTCTTGACCCGGTGCTAACATATTAATTGCAGGTCCTCGTGTGCTAGAATCTGTAATGATGTCTGTTCCTGTACCACCAATCAATTCTTCAGTATGGTAGTCTATATTACCTACTTCAAAGCAGCCTGCATCATCACTATGAGGTGAACTACCTCTATGATAGTTATAAGTTGTGCCACTAAACACTACTGTATTATTGTAATCATCTCCGGCTGGAACATCGTGTTTAAATATATTGTTTCCTGCTGCAATTACTACGTGTATTCCTGCTGCAATCATATCATCTATTTCAGCGTCAACAGATGTAACACGATTAGGCATAATTGTATATGCGCCGCCACCAAATAGTTTGTCAACTACACCTGTAGAACTAAACAAGCCATCTCTTGAATCATACCCTTCTACAAATTCACCTGGATTCCAAACCCAAGCAGAACCTCGATAATTTCCGCTAGATGGATCTGTAGTTATGTTTGTGCTGTATCCCCAACTCATATTAACTACTGTAGGACGACCATTTGTTTTTGCATTGTGCCATAATCTAATTGCATCAAATGCATTACCTATTGAAATACCATTACCAGGATCGCCTGTTCCTTCTAGTCCTGCTAATTTTTGTGCATAAATGTTTGCTGCTTTTGCCCAGCCGTATTTCAAACCTGCTGCAATACTTGCACAGTGCGTACCGTGTCCATCATAATCTTCGTAAAAATTTGAATCCTGCGTTCCTGCTATTCCACTAGCAGTATACCAATTAATTTGTTGTACTCTTGTAGTACCATTTCTATCAAAGAAATCTGGATGGTCTGCTTGAATACCACTATCTTGTATTACAACATCAACTCCGTTGCCGCCAAGCCCAGTTATATAATCGTTGGAAGGTGCAACATTGTTTTGATACATTGCATTTGATGTGCCGGCACATCGTACTAGGCCCCAGTTGATATCTGTATTTGAATGTACAGTAGATCTTCTAAAGTTTGATCCGCCTTGTGTTAAGTGATGACCAATTTGTATATCTGTCCTTTCCCCAACTGGAATTTCTACAGACAATACTCTATCGTCTTTCATTAATTCAGTTGCTTCATCAGCAGTAAGCATAAAGTGAGTCATTCTAGTTGACCCAATTCTTGCATCGGCAACTGGTACTGATCTATCTGGAATAGGTCCTGATCCAGAACTTGCTGTTAGTTCTGCTTCTAGTTCTGTTAAGTTAACACCTTTGTTAACAACTACTACGTATTCTCTTTCACTCATTATGCTGCCGCGCCAGTGTCTAATTCAATCCAACCACCATTTTGATAACCCTCTATCTTATTGGAAGTTGTATTATAAATTATATCACCGTTCACAGCAGTTAAAGCATTACGTGCAGTATCGTCCATCGATGGCAGTCTTACAGGACCACCTGCAAATCTTGCGCCGTCTACAGTAGTAATTGTTACTGCTGACGAACTATTAATTGCAGTTGCTCCAATACCAGTGTCACTAAACGTAGATGTATTCAATCCGCCGACGGTAATTGTGTTTGTTGTCGTTGCGCCTCTACCAGTAATTGTATCAAGTGTATCAGATTCTGTTGTTAAGTATCCAGCAACAGAATGATCACCCCAACCAAATGCCGAGTCCCAATTGGAAGCGTTTGATGTAGCAGTGTTAAGTGCTGTAGTAGTTGCGTATGTTGTTAATATTGTTTTGTTTGCAAGTTCGACCCATCCGCCAGCGTGTGCAAAATATAATGCGCCATCTGCGTGACTGTGTGCAACTGCTCCGTGATACGTAGTTGCATCTGGGAAGTCGCTTATTGTTGGATATAAAAATCTTAATCCGTGTGCGGCTACTGTAGGAGCATCAATTGCACCTGTTATAGTTGCACCTGTTTTAGGAACAGCATCAGTAATGCCATACCCGCCTAATGTTGTAGGCTTATCTTGTAAGTCTCCCCAACTAGATACGCCACCGCCACCACTTTGTGATGCTGGTACTGCTGGTTGAATCCATTGTGCGCTATTTCCGTCATTAACATATACATATAATCTTGCTGTTGAACTATCAAACCAAATTGTTCCTTCTTCTGGCTCAGTGGGCGCACTATCACTTACTTCGATACTGCCGCTTCCGCCGCCACCTACACCTGCTGTTAATGCTTTTGCAGCAAATATAGCATTAGTTACGTTTGATAAATCTTCTTTTACAAGTTCCATTCCGCCTACTGTTTGTGCATCATACAGGCGTAAAGTCTTTTTGTCGTTATCATAGAAAATTTCACCGCGTAAACCCAACTTTCTATCAAGAAAATCGGTATCTCTTGGCACTACTCTAAGGTTATTAATAATTGGTAATCTTGCCATATTTCTCTCTGATCCGTCTTGTTGTATAGTATTTATCCGACTGCCAAGATAACGTGTCTATGCGAAAAAGCACCATAAATAGTTTTATGGAACATATTACAGTCGAAAACGCACTTCCTAAGGCCTATCAAGATGAAGTAGAAAGCCTAATGTATAGTACGGAGTTTCCGTGGTTTGCTAATCACGAACACTATAATAATACTAATACATACAGTTTAGGATTCACACATCTTGCACTAAATGACGGTCCTGATTTACCAAAAGGATCAACTGCAAGTAATCATTTACAGTTGTTACTACCTATTTGGTATATGATGGGAGATGTATTGGGCAAGGATTTAGGAAAGTTGCTGAGACTGCGTTGTGGTTTGCTTGTACCAAGCAATGCTAGTGATAGTATGGTCGATAATGCTGAGCCTGTAGATGGCGGCGATGAGCCTCATTTAGATTTTTTCTGTCCTCACTGGACTGGATTGTATTATGTAAATGATAGCGATGGCGACACTAGTGTTTATAACGAAACACAACCAAGTGACAACTATACAGTTTTAACTACATCAACACCTAAAAAAGGAAAGATGTTTATTTTTAATGGTAAACATTATCATTCAAGTAAAAAGCCTACTAGTGGTTATTCAAGATGTGTGCTAACTTTTAATTTTACAACGGAACAATATGATTAACTGGCTTAAAAACAAATTTAAAAAGAAACAACCATTAGTAACCTGCTATACAACTGTACGAGGGCTAGAAACAATCTACCCTCCAAAACTTGCAACAGCAGCAATACCTGATTGGTTTAAAAAAATGCCTAAAGAAATTATGGAACAATGGAGCGGACACCCAGGTACAGCAAAAAAGTGTCCTGCGTTTGTAGATTATTATAAGTCAGGCGTTGTTTTATATCTATGGTGCGATCTGTGGATTAAAATAAATGAAGATACTACTTGGGAAGTTAAAACTCCTGAAAAACTTTTTAGTTTTACAAATCATTTAGATAATCAGTTTTTAGATCATTTAGACACTCGTGAATATGCAATGGTATTAAAAGCAAACAGTCCTTGGAGAATGGTAACACCTAAAGGTTATGATTTAATGCAATTGCCTTTACACTATCATTTTGATAAAAGATTTGAAGTACTTCCTGGTGTAATGAGTGCTGATATACATTACGAAGTAAACCCGCAAATGGCATTTAAGGAATATGGTGAATATATGATTCCACGAGGCACGCCTTTAGCAATGTACGTTCCAATAAAAAGAGAAAAAATAACTCTTGAAGTTAGAGAAATGGACGATGAATTAAAACGTCTAGAAGAAAAACAATATTATTGGTTTTCTGGTAAATTTGCAGGCGGATATAAAGAACATCAAACTATCATTAAAAAGCAAGAAAATAAATGAAGTGGTTTCAAAAAACTCAACCAACTATTGAATTCTGGTCTATAGAGAAAGGACTAGAACATACTGCTCCGCCGGTTCCTGCTACACAATGTATACCGGATTGGTTTAAAGAAATGCCAACGACTGCAAGAGATGTATATACTAATTTTGGGGCAAATGGTAGAGTAGAAACTGCAAAACAATGTCCTGCATATGCTGAATTTTGGAAGCAAGCATATGTATTAAGAATGTGGACAGATTTTAAAATTACTATTAATAAAGATAGAACATACAGTGTAGAATCAGCAGATGAAAGATTTGAATTTACTAATCACGGCGATTTACAATTTGCAAATCATTTGCCTGATCCTGACAAGTATAGTATGGTATTGAAAGCAATAAGTCCGTGGAGACTAAAAACTCCTAAAGGATGGTCAGTGTTACAACTACCAATGTTGTTTCATTACGATAAAAGATTCGAAGTATTACCAGGCTCGTTTTGGTCTGACATACATCACGAATGTTCTCAGCAGATGGCATTCTTTGACTATGGAGAATATATTATTGAAAGGGGAACACCTCTTTGTATGTTTATTCCTGTGCAAAGAAATGTAATCAAACATAAAGTGTCTGAGTACAAAGACCGGCTATATAATATAACTAACCAAAGTTATTTGTGGTGGGCCGGCAAATTTAAAAATGGCTACAAAGAGCACCAACGAATAGTTAAAAAGGAGAAAAAGTAAATGAGTATTATTACAGTAGAAACATTGGAACCCGGAGTAAATTACTTCTGTATGTATGAAGCAGAGATTGATCCTAATACAATGCCATTGTTATCACAATCAGATGAAGTGATTCCAAAAGCATTGATTTCAGGTAAAGGTCAGATCTTACAGAGAGATAAAGAAAAGAGACTTGCTGAAGTTATTGATCTTGAAACTCATCAACGTTATATTGTTGGTTGGGATGCAATTACTGATATCGCCGTTGCTGACTAATGAAAATTAGGTCAATATTTCCAGAAGGCATTGGCTTAGCAACTAACACTGACATTAAACTTGATATCGATAGTTTAATGAACAGTATAGAGTGGAAAACTGACAACAACGGCTTAGGCGATTTTGATCAAAGTCAAACTAATCTACAAGAAGTTGCCGAATGGCAACCACTACTAAATTGGATTGTAAGAAAGGCTGAACACTATTGGACAGAACTAGGATATAAGCACGACGGTATGTATATCACACAAGCGTGGCTTAACAAGATGCCCGATGGCGGAAGTATTGACTGGCACTGGCATTCTAATTCACTTATTTCAGCAGTCTACTATCTTAAAGCAGACGAAGGAACAGGCCCTACACTATTCCAAACTACTAAGAATCCACTGCAACTTAGTTTACAAACCGAAGTAGACAAGTTTACAAACTACAATTGCCCTGAAATAGCAATTAGACCAGAGCAAGATAATGTAGTTCTATTTCCATCCTACATAAACCACCGTAGTGCTGCTAATTTTAACGCTGTTTCTGAACGTTATACAGTAGCGGTAAATATTATGCCCAACACGCTAGGAAAAGAAAACCACTTTAATTGGGCTAAATTGAATAAATAAACATATAACAGACGTATTAAGGAGACTTGTTACTATGGCAACATTTACAGTTGAAGGAAAAACTTTCGACAAATATTATAAAGCATATGATTATGCAATGTTTTTGTACAACACTGAAGATAGACAGATAGCATTAGTCAAGGATGGCGGCGCTCCAGTAATGGTCGGCGATATTCTTACTGAAGACGAATTAGATAGTGCTAATAACTACTAGTTTTTACTAAGATCTAATTCAGTAAGGCTGTCAGGTCTTCCAATCTTTTCAAAGATAAAAGTATTAAAAGCAAGACTCTTTCTCGGAAGGTCTTGCTTTATTTTTCCCACACTATGTTGAAGCTCACTAGGAAATAGTACAAGTGTATGTTTTCTTGGAGTGAATGAATGCGTATCAAATGCATACGGTGCATCAATATCTTCATTACGATCTATTTCAAAGTTGTTAAATTTTCTAGGACGTAAAAAACTGATAGGTTCTATCTCGCTTTCTTCCCAGTAAAACACTCCGGAAATTAAACTGTTAGGATGAATATGATACTTGTGTCGCTGACCTTTTTCTTTTATCGATACCCAACTCATAGTTAAGTCAATTTTATTAAAGTTCCAAGCAAGTACATTTTCAGCATAGTTGTTAACCTGCTTCATAATCCAGTTTCTTAACGGAGTCATTTCTTCACGATTTAGAATATAATTGTCTTGACTTATTGTACCATACTCTTTAATTGTTTGTTGATCCTTTTCAACATCAATTGGAGCGTTTTCCATATAGTTAATGCATTGCTGTATTTCATCTTCGCAAATAGCAAAGTATACAGGTGTTGGAAAAATAGGTACTACTTCAATATGATCTGTCATTAGTTTATCAACTTTACATTAAATGCAATGCTAATTCTTTCTTCATTGCTTTTGTTTTTTACAACCATATGTTCTAAATATGAAGGCCATAACAACAATCGTCCTACAATAGGTTCAAACCAAATATTAGGCTGCATATTTTTTGCTCTGTGTGTTAGTTTATGAAAGTTGTATGCACTTGCTGGCGGATTAAACATTATGTTGCCACTATCTTTAGGAGCAGTTACATAAAATATTCCACTTATATCGCTTTCTGGATGCATATGAAACTCTTGCCACATACCCGGCTGGCTATAATTATACCACGATTCGTCTAAGTTTACAAGTGTGTATGGAGGATCAACTGCTAGTTCTGCTAGATACTGATGTATATGTTTATAAATGTGTTTGCTTAAAAGCGGACATTGATCTTTTAATACATTTATATATTCATCAAACTTAAATGTGCTTTGTATATCGCTTGACCAAGGATTAGTTGTATTACTTCTTTGTGTTTCTGCAACTTGTACAGCCTCATTGATAACATCTTGGTTATCAGTATCAACTAACTTAACAGGAATACCAAAATAATTTTCTATCATTGTGTATTTCCTATTACATCAAAATTAATAATTGCTCTAGATGATTGATTTGGACTAGAACTTGAATGATAGTATTTGCCGTTAAAGAATAATGCTCTTCCTTTTTTAGGTTGACAAGTAACTAATGGTTCCCATTCTACATCTTCCATATTTGCAGATTGTGTATCGTGCCGTGTTTGTTTATATAATGTAGTTGGTGCTTCATTATCAACTACATAATACAAGCATACTAAATGATCAAACTGCAAGTCGATATGTGGATGATTACTTGGCACATTTTTACTAATAGGTAATTGTAAAAAAGAACGTGCTTGATAAACGTGCTCCACATCAACATTAATTTTATCACACGCCATATAAACTAACGGCTTAATAAAAGGCCACCAAGCATCGTTATTGTCATTTACATCTTCATAAAACACGTGATTAAATGCAGGACAAATTGCTCTAGTGTTGTATCTTTTAATTTTGTCAGCAGTAAGTGTTACGTCAGCAACATAGTACCAAGGAAAACTATTATTACCTAAAAGTAAATCTTCAATATCGTCTTGATATACTTTTGGTATTACATTATCTACAATTTGATATTCCATTAGAAGTAATTATATCCCATCTTTTTATCAACTAATGACCAAAGTTCTATACTTAATGGTTTAAAAATAATTCTTGGGTCATCAACACCGTTTGTTTTTAATACTTGCATCATACTTTTTACATTCTGAAACACATCACTATTATGCAATGCTTTTGTTGTTTTGTCAACTGTTATTTTCCAGAACTCGCTATCAAATGTACTTCCGCCGTGATATACAAAGTAAATAAATGCACAATATACTTCAGCAGTATGACGCAACGAAGCATTTGCTACGTCTGCTGTACTATCGCCCATAATTACATTTGCAGCCTCAATTGCTACTGCTTCATAATACGAACCACTTAATGCTTCTAATGGTTCAAAAAATAATGCTCTATTACCATTGCTAATAATTCTGCCATCTATAGTATTTTTCTTATAGTAGTTTTTCCAACTAAAATCTCTTACTTGGATAGGATCATCAAACAGTGTTTGCATATCTTCTTTTGCTTCTTCGACGCTGGTAATTTTATCATTAAATAGATATCCCCAACCTTGTCTTGTTGCTAAAGGTATACCAAACATCCAACCGTTTCTAGTTGCCTGATGATATGTATAATTCCAATCACCTGGTTTGTCTATAGCATTTACTATAGCGTGGTTAACAGGAAGATCATCTTTTAATTCATAATCAGAATAATCATCTGGATATCCCATACAGTCAATAATATAATCAAACTTATGTTCAGTACCATCAATAAGTAAATTTACGTGTGTATCTGTTTGTTTAATAGATTCAATTGCACCGTGTATTTCAAAGAAACCTTTTTTGTTTCTCAATCGTCCTAATACTAGTTCGCTTAATTTAAAGTTGTTAAAGTGTATAGCGTGATAAGGAGGTATAAACTGATTGTGGAAATCGTTGTCTCTCCAGTTTTTATATTTTACACCGTGTTTAGTTGTAGCGTCTAAGGCAGGACCGTCATCTAACATTCTAAAATCACAAGCCTGTGCTAATATGTGAGGTAGAAATGTTGTTGTACTTTCTCCAATACCTAGAATTTTTTGTTCAGGATCGTGTATGCTGTATACTTCAATGTCATCATCTAGTGTGTTCATAAAGTATGCTAGTGTTTGAAGTCCGGCAGTGCCGATACCTATAACTGCAACTTTCATATTATCCTCCGCCTAGACTAGCGTCCTTCATTCCATCTGCTAACACTCTTGCTTCACCTAACGCAGGAACAAATTTTGTTGCTAATGAAAATCTAAAGAATTGGCCGTGTTCAGAAGCAAGTTGTGTTGGAGGTCGAATCATATGCGGAATCTGCGGATGGAATAGAACTAAACGACCGGGTCTATATGAACATACGTGTTCAAATTCAGTACCTTCTTCGTTTAAGAAGCAAGTATCTCCGCCCCATTCAATGTTCCATTGCAAGTTTGCATAATAAACCATTGTCCATCCATTGGAGTCGTTGTCAATATGCGTATGAAATCTATCGTGTGGAGTACATAAGTTAATCATAGTGTTATGATGAAACTTGTAATACATATTATGTCGTTCTATAACTTCTTGGGGTAAATTTTCTAGCAACTGAGTAGCCTTGAAATCATCTACTTGCCAGGTCGATACAACTGAAATATGTTGTGAGTTTTCTAAAACACCGTTATCTGTACCATTTAATTTGTACAACGACTTGCTGCACATTTCGTAAATACCTGTCCTTACTGAATACGGCAAAACGTCATCGTAAACAAAAATTTTCCTATCAGGAAAATTAGACATAGAATATTCTTTTACTTTATATTCGAAGTTTTTTCTATCCATTTTTCTATTTTTATACACCTTCTATAAATGTGATCAAAGGGCTCTACCGTCTCTTTATAGTAATTATCGATCAGTTGGTGCTTATCACCAACAGATATGGCTTTACTATTACAAAGACTCATTCCCTGTATCACTGTTATCCAACTTTCAAAACTAAATCCATTAAGATATTTTGTATAGTCCATATGTCCTGTTGCAAAAAACCTTTCAAATTCTAAAAGTCTCTCTTGTAGTGTATCTGGTACATTATTTGGATTAGATTGTTCTTTCCAAAATTGAGAACCGTTACCTTTACCTCTGTAATGTAAGGATAAAAAGTCACGTATTCCTAAATATTGATGGTATACACTACTGTTAAATTGATCTTCATTTAACTTGTTATACTGCGTTGGATTCCAAGTTTGTAATAAAGTTAATAATTGATCAACAATAATTCCTGTTCCGTTTGCTTCAAGCGGTTCCATAAAACCTGTACTTAAACCTACTCCAATTACATTTTTTAATTGGCTCTGTTTCATTATGCTTGGCGTAAACTGTAAATTTGCTACTGGTTCTATATGCTTACCAAACTTGTTTCTAATTTCGTCTAGTGCTTGATCTTTTGTAAGATGATTAGGATCATACAAATAACCCTGTCCAGTTCTTTCTTTTAATCCTATTTTCCAAGTCCAACCTGCATCCATTGTAGTTGCAAGTGTTGCTGTATTATAGCAAGGTTTGTCCCACCAAGGCAATACTGCACAAGCAGGAAAATATGCAGACTGATCTACTGACGTAGCGTTCATTTCTTTTTCAAGAAGTAATCTAGCAAATCCACTGCAATCAAAAAACCAAGTTGCAGGTAATGTAATATCATTTGATAATTTAATACTTTTAATTTTACCTAGATTATCTTTTTCACTTGCAATGTAAGTTCCTTCAACAAGAGTTATACCACGTTGCAATCCTTTCTCTTTTAGATATGCAGCATTAGCACGACTATCAAAGTGCCACATAGGAAATATTTTTTCTACAATTGATCCGTAGTCATCGAATGGTACTTTATTATTTTTTAATAAATGTCCTGTAGGAACAACGTCAGCAATTTCTACATCCATACCTACAAGCATACGTAAAAAGTAATAACGTTCTTCTAAACTAGGAAAACGTTTGCCCCACGCATCATAGTAATGATGTGTAATAAGACTGTGCCAAAATACAGAGTCTTTTCCATTCCAGCCAACAAACTTGCCGCCTAGTTTCGGAGTTGCACCTACTGCTTTTGCCCAATCATTAAACGGAATACCTATTGTATCATACATTTGAGAAAGTGCAAATCCTCCTGACTCTCCTGCAATGATAGGTGGCTTAGTTGGATCTTCAACAACAGTCAAATCAATACTAGGCCAATAGTGTTTTACAAATAGTGCTGCTAGCCAGCCTGCTGTGCCGCCGCCTAGTATTACTGCACTAACACTATTCTTTTCCGTCATAGAACTTACCTTTCAAATATTGATAATGCGTTGGTAATGTTTTACATAATTCTAAAACGTCTTGTTTATGTTTTTCGTGTTTATTCATTGCTGCTTTCCAAATACTTGGCAAGCCTGGATATCTAAATGCTTCCATATCTGCGTGTGCTTTACTAATAGGATTGTATCCCATACCTGCTAGGATAAAATATTTTCCGTCATTAGTATCTCCGTCTAGATGTAGACGTGTGTTCATTCTATAGTTGTAATCTTGTACACAATTATCCCACGCTTCGTCAGGATTAGGAATGTAATTTACAGTATCAGTTACGTGCTTCCAATAAGGAGTATCTCTACGGCCACTTAAACCATAGTGCATACTTACAAATTGTTTGAAGTTATCAAGTTCAAACCTTGCTGCTGAATTCCATCCTTCAACATCCATATTATTTACAAGTCCGTTTCTACGTGTGAGTGTTCCTACTAAGCGTATAATGTTTTCGTGCGTTGTAAGCAGTCCTGTGCTTTCTAAAGGCTCAACAAACCCTAATGCTAATCCTATAGCACATACGTTTCCTTTCCAAGGAGTGTCTTGTACACCGTGTCTGATATTAATTCTGTTAAATTCTAATTTTTCTATTTGTTCTGGTTTTAATCTTTTGCTTAGATAGTTTTTAAATTCTACTTCTGCTTGATCCCAATCAACAAATTTGCTACTGTGTACATATCCTGTACCACGTCTATGATATAAAGGAATATCCCATACCCAACCGTTTTCAATAGCAGTACAATCTGTAAAACTGTGCATTTCATTTTCTTTATCGTTGTAAGGAATACGAGTTGCCATTGCACGATCATTCATTAATACATCACCGAAACTTACAAATTTAGTTTTCATTATTTTTTCAATTAATAATTTTGTAAATCCAGTACAGTCAATATATAAATCTGCAAAGTGAGATTGTTCTTCTCCTATTAGTTCAATAATATTTCCATTTTCATCTTGTTTTACATCTTTAACAGTATCCCAGAAATGTTTTGTACCATTAGGAAGAGCAATATTATTTTTTAAATATTGACCAAATTTTTCTGCATCCATATGGTATGCTGTATTAAGGTGGAAATCAAATCCTCTAATTTGTTGTCTTTCATCTGCGTTGTCATACAACTTATTTTGATCAGTCATAATAGTTTGATTCAACGCCCAACTTGCAAACTCACTATGATCATATTCATTTTCAGTATATGCTTGATGCCAAAAGTAATCCATTATTCCGTTTGATGTGTGATCAAAAGGCATTGTTCCAAAAGGATATTGAAAACTAGTTCCGTCTTTTTCTTTAAAGTCTGTGAATCTAATACTAGTCTTGTAAGTTGCATTACACTCTGCCATCCAGTCACTATCTTTCAATTCAAGCATATCCAAATATCTATTAATATGCCCTAGTGTAGATTCTCCTACACCTACAGTTGAGACTTTAGGTGATTCAACTAGACTAAGTTCTATATTTTTTAATTTTTTTGAAAGCATTGCTGCTGTCATCCAGCCTGCACTACCTCCGCCAACGATACAAATCTTTTTAATTTGCGCCATTATGTATCTCCTTAATGTAGTTAATTGCTTCCCAATGTCCTAATACAGCAGCCTCTCTACTATAATATACATCTAGTTTAATATCTGCTTCTGTCTTTGTTTCATATGGCAGTTGTTCCCATTGATCTAAATATGATTGTCTATCAATTATACCCAATCCTGTTAATACCATTATCCAATTAAAGTTATTAAACAATACATATGGGTGTGCAAAGTCAGTCCATAACGGTATTTGCTTTTTGTACAGTTCTAATGTTGCTTCATTAAAATCTGTCTTCTTAATGTTGTGGCTGTTTTTCCAAAACTCAGAATCTTTTCTTTTAGTAAAGTAGTGCAACTGTACAAAGTCTACAGTATTCTGAAAAACTTTTTCAAATTTTTTGTTATAACTATCTTGTACAACATCTCTATTTGGGTCGTAAAGCCCTAGATGATTAACAAAGGCTAATGCTTGTTGTATGGCTGTTCCAATGTTAGTGGCTTCTAAAGGCTCAATAAAACTTGCACTAAGCCCAACTGCTAGACAGTTTTTGTTCCACACATTACGTAAATATCCTGCACCAAATTTAAACTTTTTACGTATATCTAGATCGTGTCCGTAGTATTTTGTTACTTCTTCTATTGCTTGATCTTCAGTAATAAAATCATCGCAATATACATAACCGTTGCCGTATCTTTCTTGTGTAGGTATTTGCCACACCCACCCAGAACTTAATGCTGTAGCAGCAGTATAAGCAGGAAACTTATCATCTAGTTTAGTAGGAAATGTAATTGCACTATTCATTGGCAAATACTCTGTACAATCTTTCCAATCACTACCTACTTTACTGTGTACTACTTTAGCAAATCCTGTTGCATCAATATAAAAGTCACTTTCGTAAATGTTTTTTTCGCCGTGTAGTTTTTGTATAGTGCCAAGTGCTTCAACAGATTTAATTGTATCAACAATAATGTTGATTCTACGTTTGCTACACAAGTCATTTAAAAATTCATTTAATTTAAATGTGTCAAAGTGATATTGATTTGTACTCTCTAATACAGGTTGATAGTGTTGCGAATTAACAATAAATTCATCAAACATATCTATTTGTTTTTCGTTTTCTACAATCAGTTTGTGTAGTACATTAGGATGACCTATTCTGCTTTCTTCAATAAGATATGAAGGAACATTATGCAAATAATCTTTGCCGTCACCATTCCAATTCTTAAAATAAATTCCGTGTTTGAATGTACTGCCGCAGTGTATAAAAAAATCTGCAGGATTAATTTTTACAAATTCTAAAAAATCTCTCCAATGCTCAGTAGTGCCTTCTCCTACTCCAACAATATCGATAGTATCGGAACGTATTAGTTGTATTTGCATATCAGGATATGCAGCACGTAGAATAAGTGCAGTAGTTAAACCTGCTGTGCCGCCGCCTACTATTGTTACATTATTAATCATCAATTGCCTCTTGATCTACATTAAAGTTAATGCTAATTCTAACATCATTTGAGTTATTTACTTCTGTGTAGTGTTTAACGTGTGCAGGAAAGAGTATTAATTTATCTTCAGCACCGTGTACTGTGTAATGCATATCGTTAACTTTTCCTGCTTCTGAGTATGGATAATAATGTTGAGCATATTCGTTAGGATTAACAAATACAATACTACCTGCATCGCTATTAAATTTTAAATAGTAACATCCTGCTAGTACGTGTGTGGTATGAGAATGTTCTACTGTATAATCATCTTTGTTATGTATGTTTGCCCACATAGATACTATCTTAGGACGGCATCCAGGACTAAACCCTGCTTCATTCCAGTAATGTAAAAGGTTCTGGTATATTTTTGTTACTAGAGGTAAAAATAATTCTTCATTGTGTAATTCTTTGTTTACACTATGTGTACTTTTGCCGCCGGCTTCTAATGCGTGATTAGAATCATTTACAGAATCAAATAAAGTAAGCAAAAAGTCATTAATTTTAGACTTATCACTTTCTTCTAATTTTATTTCTGTTGTATAGGTACGAACAGGGAACATATCTAATAGCATATTATTACTTATTTAGATACAGTTCCCTGTACTTTATTAGTGATTTAGTCTGACGTAAGTTTTCCTACGTTTTTAACTAAATTTGGTACTTCTCTATTAACATTATCTGTCCACGCAGGTGAATCTTCTGTACCCCAATTAATAACAACACGAGAAGCTCTCATTTCTCTTGCTTCGTCACTGCTTGGTCCTGGTACAGTGTTTTTCACTGCTGCAATATGATCTTGCCAATTTGTTGTTCCATTTTGCATATCTTTAAACAACATATCTAGTTGTTCACCGATTTCACCGTATGCGTTTCTTCTTAAAACAGTATACGATGGTGGTGCTTGGACATTTTGTTCCCATACACCGTTATGTAAAACCCAAGAATCATTAACATCATCGGATGCACAAGTTGTCCATCTAACTTTTGCGTCTGGGCCCTCGAAAACTTCGAATTCGTCGCCCGGCTCGCAGATATGTTGAATACCACCTTGGAAATCTACTAATACACTTTTAGCCATAATTTATTACTCCTATTTGTAGTTCCATACTATACAGATGCCTGTTCGGCCCGTTCCGCCTCGTCTTCTACCACGAGGTGCACCAACACCACCACTACCTGGTGATGCTTGTCCTTCACGTTGTGATGGTTGCGGTCCACTATCGTGAACACCAATACTAGAACCACCAAAATATGAACTTCCTCCTAAACCACCACCGTGGTGTGTATGTCCGCGTCCTCCGCCTCCATACTGGTTTAGATTTCCGCCTGATCCAACGCCTGGTCGTCCACCTGAGTGACCACCAACACGTCTTGCACCTTCTCCACCACTTGCTGATAGATAAGGACCAAAACTGCTTGAACCTCCATTTCCCGCTGAGTTGTGATAGTTTACACCACCACCTCCACCGTTAAGTGTAACGGAAACTGATGAAATGCCTGTTACATCAATAACTTCTTCTGCATAACCGCCAGCGCCTCCGGATTCGCCGTGACCTGTTCCGCCACCGCCTGCTCCGCAGATCTGTACTCTAATTTTTTGAACGCCTGCTGGTCTGTTCCAAGTAGTGTTACTTGTATAATAGTTTACACTTACTAAGTCTCCATAAGTGTAATCAAACCCATCACCTGCATCATTAATTTTTAAAACTTGGTTTGCAGCACCTAAACTAGATTTACCTGTACCACCTTTTGATGGTGCTAGTGAGCCTGTTACTGCTGCACCTGTTAAATCTACTGCTCCTGCTGCAAATTTTGCTGCTACTAATCCTGCTGTTGGATCAATTTTACCACCTGTTACTGCACCGTCTGCAATTTGATCTGTATCAATTGAACCATCAATAATTTTATCTCTGTTAACTTGTCCTGAACCAATGTCAGCGGAACCGATAGTACCGTCAACAATACCAGCACCTGTTAATTTCTTTAATCCTTCGTAACTTATTGCCATATTATTTGTACTCCCAAACCACTACCATTCCAGTACGTCCTGAGCCGCCTCGTCTTCTACCTCTAGGAGCGCCTGTGCCGCCTGATCCATTTGCTGCTTGTCCTTCACGTTGTGATGGTTGTGGGCCACTATCGTGAACACCAATATTTCCGCCACCAAAATAGCCGTTGCCTCCACCACCACCACCGTGGTGTGTATGGCCTGCGCCACCTCCGCCGTAAATGTTTAAGTTACCGCCTGAACCAATGCCTGGGCGTCCACCTGAGTGTCCACCTACTCGCCTAGCACCTTCACCGCCTGACGCACTTAAATACGGTCCAAATGATGTTGTTCCGCCATTACCAGCACTGTTATGGTAGTTTACACCACCTCCACCACCGCCAATGGAAATACTTACACTACTAACACCAGTGACATCTAAATATTCTTCTGAGTATCCACCTGATCCGCCTGCTTCTCCGTGGCCTGTTCCGCCACCTCCGCCGCCGATTACTTGTACTCTAATTCTTGTTACGTTCGTTGGTTTTGTCCAAGTAGTGTTACTTGTATAAACTCTACAAGCATTTAATCCTGTTAAACCTGTAGTTGGGTTACCACTAGCATCTGTTCTAATATTTCTTCTAGCGTCACCGCCAGCATATGCTAATCCAGTACCACCTTTACTTCCTGAAAGGGCTCCGCCTACTTTAGCACCTGCTAAGTCAATACTGTTACTACCTAACTTACTTGATGTAATTGCACCATCTGCAACATCGCCTGATGGAATACTACTATTAGCAAGTTTAGCGTTTGTAATTGCTCCAGTGTCAAATTTTGGAGTATCTAGTGTTGTATTTACAATATCATTTAAAACAATAGTTGTATCAACTAGGCCTTCGCCTGTAATTTTTTGTAATCCTTCGTAATTAAATGCCATTATCTTAAACTCCAAACAACTACCATACCGGATTTACCACTTGCACCTCTTCTACGTGCTTGTGGTGCACCAACACCACCACTTCCGGGTGCTGCTTGGCCTTCACGCTGTGATGGTTGTGGGCTACTGTCGTGTACCCCAATGTTTCCTCCACCGAAGTAACTTGTACCTCCGTGGCCTCCGCCGTGGTGCGTGTGACCTGCGCCACCGCCTCCGTACATATTAATATTACCACTTGATCCAATACCTGGTCGTCCACCTGTGTGTCCGCCAACACGCCTTGCTCCTTCACCGCCACTTGCTGATAGATAAGGACCAAAACTTGATGTTCCTCCATTACCTGCTTGGTTGTGATAGTTTACACCGCCGCCGTTGCCGCCAATTGTTATACTCACTGTACTTACGCCAGTTACATCAACTATTTCTTCTGAATAGCCGCCGGCTCCGCCTGCTTCTCCGTGTCCAGACCCACCTGCTCCGCCACCAACTACTTGTACTCTAGCTCTAGTACAGCCTGCTGGTTTTGTCCAAGTACTGTTTCCTGTGTACACATTACATTGAATAAGACCACTAAAGCCCCATTCAAGTGCATTACCTGAATTGTTTACCATCAAAGTTCTATCAGCGGCAGTAGAAGTTAATGCTGTACCACCGTTGGCAACAGGTAGTGTACCGGTCGGTATGCTTCCTGATAAACTAACTGCACCGTCTGCAATAGCAGTTTCGGTTATACTTGCATCGTTAATTTTACCAGAAGTAATGTTTGCTGCATTGATTTTATCACCTGTGATGTCACCTGCTGCTACTGCTGCTGCGTTAACAGCACCACTTGCAAAGTCATCACCTGTTAATGATGCATCAACAATACCGTCATTTGTTATCTTCTTAACACTGTTATAATTAAATGGCATTTACAAATTCTCCTATTAAATCGCCTCTACAAGCCAGCCACTGGCCGAACCTGAATAAACTAATGTAAACGCTGCACCCTCTGTACTCACTGTCATAGTATCTGCATTACGCATAATCTTATGTGACCCAGGATCAACTGTTAAGTTGTTTGTTTGAAACGATCCATTTACATCAAAAATCTTAATGATGTCCCCTACAAAAGGGTTATTTGGTAAGTCTAATGTTGCTACGCCTGTTGAAGTATCAACAAAATAAATTTTGTTTGATTCAATTGATCGACTAGCATTAATCGCTTCCTGAGCGAAGAGTGAGGGAGGCACAACTCCTCTTGGATTTGCTTTTACTTCTCTTCCCATCTTTATCTCTCCTCGTTATATCGTTGCTGTTTCAATGCCGTATGCTACTGCACTGACGTTAATTGTGTCAGAACGTACAACTAAAATTTTTGTAGCGTCCATTACAATACCTGTACGCTCAATAACTGAATTACCAACTAATTCTGAATCAAATTCAATAAATTCATCATTTGCCGGTGTTGCACTTGCGGACACTGCCACTCTAATCTTTGCTGAACTAGCATTTCTATTACATACCGATAGCGTTAATACACTAAAAGTATCTGCCGGAACAGTGTACAGAGTAGTATCTGTAACCGCTGCTAGATCTGCTGTTCCTAATCTTCCTGTTGCCATTTTACATTTTCTCCATTATGTTTATGTTAAGAAGTAACTCCACGCTACTGGTAAACCACGCACACCGCCTTTAAAGTTCATATTTGCATCAACATTAATAGCCTGTTGTGTTGTAGTTGTTATAGCATCAGCAGCAATATATATAAAACCTGCTGTAACACTATTTACGTTAAGTGATGCACCACCACCACCAATTTGTGAACTAATGTACGCTTTGATCGCTCTCTGCGTTGGTACTACATTGTCACTGTCTGCTGTAAAGAACGGATCTGTACTAAATTCGTCAATACTTGCTGATCCGCCACCTAGTGTAACTTCACCCAGTGATAGTTCTTGTAGTCCTGCAATGTTAAATGCATCTGCATTCAATGTTGCAACACCAGTTGATTGTTCAATACTAAACAAGTCACCAACTCTAAAGTTACCGTCTTGGTCAGTAGCAGTGAAGAACACTCTACCTCCATTACGTTCTCTAGTTTCTTGTAGTTGTACAGGATCTTGTAAAGGATTGTTTGGATAGTTTGTTTCTGTAAACGATCCAGTACCAATATCTAAGAAATCGTGTCCTGTTAAACGTACCTGTGAGTATCTAATTCTTGTTGTAACACTTACGCCGTCTGCTGGAACATTAATAACTTTCATTTCTGGTGATATCTGTAAGAAACAAGTTAATGCGCCATCATTTGCTCCAAGTAGTGTAACAATGTTAACCAACTTGAATGTTTCATTTGGTAAGTGTCCAAATACAATGTTTGATCCTGTTGGCGGACGAGCACTTAATTGTCTAATTGCAATAAAGTTTCCGCTTTGACTAAACTCTGCATAACCATTACCACCTACTAAGTCAGCACTTGCTGAAACGTATCCTGTACCTCTACTTCTAAATGATGGAGTAGCAAGTACACCGCTTCCTGTTCTAACTTCGAACGGTACTGGGTAAATTTCACTTGGATCAGTAATAGTCATTGTAGGTACAGTTTCATATCCTGAACCTGGTTCTGTGATACGTACTTCAAAGATTTTGTTCTGTGCAACTCCAGGTCTTGCTTTTGTTGTTGCGCCTGCACTAATTCTTTGTACGCTATCTGATGCGTCTGTATCAATAACTACCCAATAACCGTTACGCTGATATGTACCAAATGCTACAGCGTTAAATCCGTTTGATGTAACCTCTCCAGATCCAACACCTTCCCAAGTAAAGTTATAACCATCTTGTGACATTGCAACATAAGTATAACCTTCGCCATCTTCACCTGCTTTGTATGCAGTAATCATAAACTGGCCTTGGCCGTATGCAATTCTTTGCAATCCTGCTGGTGTTGTTGAGTCTGGTGAACTAATATCTTTTGTAGTCCAAGTAGCACCTTTATCAATACTGTATGCAATTGCACTACTGTCAGTTGCTGTTGCAATAAAGTGGTTTTGTCCAAATGCTACACTTGACCAAGCACTTGCTGCTGGTAAAGTTGTTACATCAATCCAATTAACTCCGCCGTCTATACTGTAAGCAGCAGTTGTTGTGCCTGATTTAACAGCAACTAATATACTTTGTCCTGCTGTAATAGCAGTAAAGCCTGTGCTGTTTAATGTACCTGTAGTATCCCAAACTTCACCGTCTAATGATATCGCTACAGTTACACTATCACTTGCAATTGCTACAAATCTTTGGTTGTAATTATCGTATGTTACGTCAATCCAAGTTGCACTTGCTGGCAAACTAGTTGCTGTCCAAGTACTACCGTCTGCTGAGTAAGCAGCATTTGATGTTCCTGACGCAACTGCAACTATTCTAGCAACTTTACCAACTGATGATCCATCATCAATTTTTCCTGCTGCTAATGCTGTCCAGTTAGATGCACTCGGTAATGTCGCTGCACCCCAAGTTTTGCCGTCAATACTTCTTGTGGCTGCTGTGCTTCCTGTTTTTGCTGCAAAAAATGCACCTGCTTGTCCAAAGCCAGTTGTATCAACTTCTAGGATTTCGCCTGTTGTACTATTAATTGCTGTTGCTGTAATTGTAATGTCGTTAGTACCATCTGTACCACCTAGTTGTGAACCTGTAATTGCTAAATTATCAAGTCTAGTGTAGCCTGTACCACCGCTTACTACAGATACTGTATATTTCCAACCGTTTCTAATAACTTGGAATGCTGCACCTGTACCGTTGCCGCCTGTTGCTGTCGGTAAGTAAACATCAGCAGTTTCAATAAACTCTGCTGCTGTCCAAGTACCTGATGATGACAATGTGCCGCCTTCGGAACTAAATCCTGGAGCAGTAAATGTTAGTCTTGGCTCAACAATATATGTTGACGATGCATCTGGTGCAACAATAGTTGTTCCTGCAACAATATGATCCCAACCGCTTGCGCCATCGCTTTCTCTTACAACGTTTGCAAGTTTTGTACCTGCATTGTACGTACTAATAACACCAAACTGTCCAACACCTGAACCGCCTGTTACATAAACTTTCATTCCAACATATGCTGAACTAATCTCTGCATCAGTTGCTGCAAGTGTAATTGCACTTGTGTTACCACCCTGTGCAGTATTTGCATTACTTATGTAACCAAATCCACCAAAGTTACCAACTACTTCCGGAGCGTTAGAACTATCGTCTACGTTATCTTGTAAGAATACACTGTGTACAGCATTATCTCTAAATTCGTCAACGATTGCAAACGCACCTGTACCAGCACCTGAAATTAGGAACTCGCCTTCTTCGTAGTCAATACCAGCATTTTCAAATTCAAATGCGTAAACTTCTTCTGCATTATCTGTTGTAACATCTTTAACTGTTGCTTCATACTGGAATTTGTTATCTATGATAGCAGTTTGTGGTGTTTCTGTAGCATCAAATCCTTCTGCTACTGAACCAAAGTCACCGTATGAGTTGTTACCGTTTGTACCTCTAATTCTTCCACCTTCAGTTGACAAGTAACCAATGTGTGAGTAGTAAGTAAACACTGATACAAGCTCTGCTCTACCATTGTTTGCTACCCAAGCACCGATACCGTCGGATATAACCTGTGTAAAGTCGTTGGATACAATCGAATCGTTACCACCGTTGTGTAGTGCGCCATCAATTTTCTGACCAATGCCGGCATTACCAAACGTTGTGTTGTTTTGTACATATGGAGAACGTTCTGTAATCCATACTCTGTAATCTTCTGGACCCCAACCTGGATCTAATGAACAGTAAGCACCACCTGATACACGACTTGTTCCAAAACTATTCGGAGCAAGTAAGTCACCATTCATACCTTTTAATGTTTGGTTTCTAATACCTGTACCGTTACGTAGGTAGTATAAATCTTCTTCGTGTGATCCAACTACTCCATTACCATAGTATCTTGCACATAGCAATGTTTTGTAGTTACCTGGATATGAAATATCGTAGAATAATGCTTCTAATACTTCGCCAATATCTCTTTCACAAGATGCACTGTTGTATACTAACTTAACAGTTGCTGAACCTGTGTCATCTACCATTACTCTAGCAGTACCATTTCTTTCATTTGAAATAGTAAACTTAGTTGCACTTAAAATGTTTTGTACATAGTAAGTTACACCTTCTAAAATACCATCTGACTGATCAGCAAGTGCTGGAGCACCAACAATAGTTCCTGAGAATTCAATCGCTGTGTTTCTCTGTAGCCAACTTGTACTACCAATTGTAATACTGTTGTCTGATGCTGTTGTTGCTGTAACAGTTTCTTTGTAAGTATTTGCAATGTATGCTGTTGATTCTGCAACAATAAAGTCTTTGTTTCTTAAAATCTGTGTAGCAGCGTGATGTACATTTCTTTCATCTGATACACATCTACTACCTTCAGTTGATCCACTGTAAATAACATCAAGTAAATCTTCCATCAATGTTTCAATACGTGCTTTTGCTGTTGCGTCACCTGCAACACTATCCATATAATCTTTTATAAAATCAAATGCAGCAATAGTTGCTGTCTTTTGACCTTTATCATATACATCACTTGCAGTACTTCTTAAGTAAGCGTATGCTGCTTTAAGTGTTTTGTGATTACTGTTAAACATAAAGTCGAACATTACTGCTTCTGAAATTAATCTAGCATCACGCTTACACTTATCAGTGTTATATGTTAAACTTGGATATGTTGCTGCTAAGAAATTACTCATTGCAGTAACCATTGTTTCTTGTGCGGCATCAACATTCTGTGCTGCTGTAATTAATGCAGTGGTAGTTGAAACAGCATTTGTTGCTGCTGGTTCTTGTACAACATCTGCAATGATTGTTAAACCGCTACCATTACTTAATGTTGCTGCGCTTCCGTTAAACACTGTAGAAACAGTCAGCGTTGCTGCTGCTGGAGTACTTTCAACCCAATATTTTTGATCTGCTGTTAAACCGTTAGCAGTTGTTCTTGGTGTAAACGAGTCTCCTACACTTAATCCGTGTGCTGCTGAAGTTGTAATTACATTTGAAGAAATGCTGTTTATAGTTACATTTGGTGCACCTGTTGTTGCGCCAGCACTAATTAAGTCGATGATAATATTCATCAACTCAATAACTCTATCTTTTGCTGCTGTAGATGCTGCTGTGCCAAATTTAAACTGTGCTACTGTAGATTGTCTTGATGTAGCAGTTTGATTTAGTACAATAGTTGCTAAATGATCACGCATAAATTGATATGCTGCTACAGTCGCAGTTGGTTCATTGGAATCTGCACCAAAGTTACCGGCGTATGGTCCACCTGGGCCGTCATAGTATGATAACCCTGCTCTAATTGCTTGACTGTTACCACCATATGTCATATCATATGTTAGCGAGTCAATCAAATAACCTACGTCTTGCTTACATTTTGTTCTGCTATACTTTAATGCTGGGTATTCAGCAGTAATAAATGCTGTAACTTCTTCTCGTAAGTATTCTTTGTTTTCTACAATTTGTGATCTTGCATTTCCGTATCCAGTTAAGTAACCAATATTGTAACCTGTTGGATCTGTTCTGAAACTGTGTGCAAAATTACCAACTCTAAAGTCAGTGTTGTGTAGCAATGCACCCATTAGTCTGTCAACTCTTGCTGCTTCAGGTGTATCACCAAATGGTACTGCAATGCTTTGTGTTTCAGCATTACCTGTTGTAGCAGTTACAGTAGCACCAGTAACGATTTTTTGTACTACATCGTTTAAGTGTGCATATGTTTCAATACTATATTTTGCATCTGTCTTGTTTGTTGTTCCTAAATCCATTGTAACTGTTGTAGAACGTACTTCTTCACCAATTACACAAGTGTTTTCTGGAACCATAATTGGTCCTACTTCAGTATATGTACCTGTCTTAACTTTAATAAGTGAATTAGGCATATATCTAGCAGGTACTCTTGAAGCATCTTCATCTTCAAGTGCGTTCAATACAATAGTAATAAGTGCAGTTGCTTTTGTTAAAACGCCTGCTTCTGCTGCAATTGTAGCATCTTTGTGTTGTGCAACGATTGAAGTTGAATTATCACCGTTTGTAGTTTGATAATTTACTGCTGGATCTGTTTGTGCAAAAACGTGTCCTACAACTGTAAGCATATAGTTAAATGCAGCAATGTGCTGATCTTTTTGACTACCTAAAAGTGGATTTGCTTCAGTTTCTGACTCGCTTAATGCTCCAACATAACTGTTAGCAGCACCTCTTGACTTAACATTACCACCATTACCAAGGTCATAAACTAGTGCGTCAACAAGGAAGCCTGTGTCTCTTTCACACTTAGCATCATCATATGTAAAGTTATACCAAATGCTTGTAGCATCTGGTGCTGTATTTGTAAAGTATTCTATTTGATAGTCAATCCATTCTTGAGTTTCTCTTTGAATGAAGTGTCTATTCTTTCTTAATAAATCTTTTGTATTAGGATTAAATGCACCATTATCAATTTGATGAGCTGCATAACGTACACTTGCAAATGGCTTATCAACTGTTCCACCTGCTAAAGGATAAGGTTTATCTTGTCCGTGTTCGCCAACCCAATAAACATAATCGCTTTGGCCAAGTAATGCCCATTCTGGGTACTCTGCGCCAGCACGTAGTACTTCGCCTTCTGCTCCAATTGGAAGTCTAGTTACACCAGAACCACCAAAGTATACTAAATCACCTTTTGTAGTTAATACACTTGTTTCAGAACCTGTAATTAACTGGTTCCAATAACTACCTGTAGCGTCTAAATCTGGTCTTGAGTTAGCAGCACCGCCGCCTTCTCCGCCAATAGTTGAGTCAGTGTCACCTTCTGAACGGTGTTTCTGTACACAAATAAATGCGTTGTCGCCTAATTTTACTGCATCACCAACTTCATACTCTCGGTCATCAGCCCAATTACCTTGCCAACTAATACCTTCGTTAAGTTTATTCCAGTAAGTTGTGTTTGTTGGGTGAGCAGCACCTGTTGCTGTCATAGATCCAGTTGCTGTTGTAGGAGTAAATGCTGATCCTCCTAATGTTGTTGAAATTGTAAATGTTGTTCCTGAGTCTACAGTTTTCACATAGTACGTTCCGCCTGGGAATACGTTACCAAATGTTGTACCACTAAATTGAATTACTTGATTAGCAATTAATCCTGTAGTATCTGCTGTTGTAAACTCGTTGGATCCGTTATCAGTTGCTGTTACGGTCACTGCAATTGCAGGACTATCTTGTACAGCTCTGTACGTATAACCGTTAAGAGTAATTACTTCGCCGATTTTATAACTTGTACCGATTGCCCAAGCATTTTCATATGCAAAGCCTTCTGCAAATAATGCCCAGTCACTAGTACTTACAGGAGGTGTTTGTCCTGTGCTAATTGTTTTAGCAACATACGAATTACCACCGTATAATACTACGTCACCAACTTTATATTCTGTACTTGCTGAATAAGCATTTTCAAATTTAAAGCCTTCAACAAAAGAATCCCATTTAGCAGTATCTGTAGCAAATGCTGCTGATGCTGTGTGGTGTTGTCCTGCTTTTACAATGTAAAGGTTGCCACCAAATTTTACTACATCATATTCTTTATATCTTGTACCAGTAACCCAGTCACCTTTATAATCAATACCATCATTATAATTGTTCCAGTTACCAATATCTTGTTCTAAACCGTCGGCAGTAAGTGCGGCAGATGTATGTCCAGTTGAGCAGATATATGTGTTTCCACCATATTTAACTAGATCATTTAACTTATAACGAGTGCTAACTGTCCAGTTTCCTTTCCAGTCTAAGCCTTCTGCATAAGTTGTCCAACTTGAAGAATCGTCCTCAAGTCCAAGGGCAGTTGTTGCGGCAGATGTGTGTGCAGCATTTGCAATATACAAATTACCACCATATTTTACAACATCATTAATTACATAATCTGTTGCAATTGTCCAATCCCCTTTCCAGGATTGACCATCTGTCATTTGATTCCATTTACTTGGAACAATATTTAAGTCTGCATAAAAATCGCTGTTGGCGGTATGACCAACTGCACAGATGTAAGTACGTCCTCCGTACTTGATTACATCATCTTTGTAGTATGTCGTGGAACCTGCCCAGTCCCCTTTCCATACAAATCTAATTCTACCTAGTTTAAACTCTGCCATTATCTACTCCGTAGTGTACATATATTTATGTTATTCTCTATTCTTAAATGATCTAAAGAACATTGTTTGGGCTAACATACTGCCTTGAATGCCAGCCTTTTCGCCTTTGAAATCCATAACAACCGGAACTTGAACTGTTAAGTTTGCCGAGTTGCCAATAAGATTTGGTCCTATCTTAACCGTACCTGCAATGAAGCTCGCTGTTAACAAGTCTGCACCACCAACATTTAATCTGTTAGTCAAGTACGCTTTAATTGCTCGTTGCGTTGGAACAATATTGTTTGAGTCTGCTGTAAATAAAGGATCAGTACTAAATTCTCTAATAACTGTTCCTGTACCACCAACTCTAATTCCGCCTAGTGCAAGTTCTGATAGACCATTAAGATCAAAGAAGTCTGCACTAATTGTTACGATACCAGTTGCTTGTTCAACTGCAAATAATTCACCACATCTAAAGTTACCTGATTGGTCAGTACTTGCGTAGAACACTCTACCACCGTTAAATTCTTGTACTTCGTTTTCTGGATATGATAGATAAGTTCTTGTATACAAACTAGGGTAGTTCGTATCTGCAAAATTACCTGTACCAACGTCCAAATAATCGTGTCCTGTAATACGACACTGACTATATCGTGTATTAAGTGTTACAACTGTATTATTAACAATATCATTTTCGATCTTTAAGTCAGGCGTTACACGGAATCTTAACACGAAGTTCCCGTCATCTTGTTGCCCTTCGTTTTCAATTGCAACAACTGTGTAAAGCTCAGGATTGTCAGTTATTCTTAACTGCGCACCTGGGCCAATTACTCTAGGCATATCTTTAACTGTTAAGAATTTACCTACCGGAGTAATATCTGCAAAACCATCACCAATTATTGATACTGTAGTAGTTGATGTTTTGTATTGTGTACCTCTGTTAATCCAACTTGGCTGTGCTAATACTCTATCAGCAATTCTTGTAGTATCAAGTACAAGTTCGCCTGTGTTGTTAGGATCAACTACAGTGTACGTAGGTCCTGCTGCAGGATATCCGCTACCAGGATCAATTAAGTTAACTGATGCAATTCTACCTGCAAGCACGTTTGCTCTACCAAATGGTGCTCTACCAGTTGTAACTAACAAGTGTGATGTTGTTACATCTTGGTTAAGAATTACCCAATGGCCTTTTCTATTATCGCCACCGTCACCTAATGTTACATCTGGATTACCAAATGCAAGTTTACCCCAGTTGCCTTCTGCTACAACAGTTTTCTTAGTCCAATAAATTCCATCTTCTGATTGATAAATGTAATCTACAGGTCCTAGTGTAGGTGCGCCTGAAATTTCTTTGCCGCCTGTATCTACAGTAGCAACAAACAATCCTTGTCCGTATTTCATATCGTTCCAGTCAAGTATTGTGGAACCATCTGGTGTTGGCATCATTGCGCCGCGCCACGTTGTTCCTCTGTCATAACTGTAAGCAATTTCGCCTCCTGGAGCAATTGCTACGAATCTGTTATTACCATATGCTAATTTAAACCAATCTTTTTGTGAACTATCAGCAATCACGTCCATTATCACTGTTGTCCAAACAATTGTTGAACCATTGTATTCACCGTGTGCTGCAATGTTTTGTGATTGTGCTACTGCTACAAATCTGTTTGCACCAAATGCTACATTATTCCATTGATCAAATGTTGAGTCACCGCCTGCTGGAATATTTGCAAGTGTCCAAGTTGTTCCTGTTTCACTAAATGCAGCATACCCGCCTTCTTTAGAAACTGCAACAAATATGCCGTTGCCGAATGCAATGTCTGACCAGTCTGAGCTAATAGGTAATGTGGCTGCAATCCAAGTTTCACCATCTTCGGAGACAGCAACTTCATTACTTTGTTGTTTAATTGTTACAAATCTGTTATTGCCTGTAGCCAGTGTTTTCCAATTACCTGAACTTGGTAAGTTTGAAGCGTTCCAGTTTGTGCCATCATCGGACCAGTTTACTGTAGCGCCTGTGTTTGCAACTGCAACGTATCTACCGCTTGCTGCTTTACCTTCTGTTTTAAACGTAACAATACTATTTGTACTATCGTTTGAAATACTTGTTACAGTAAGTGTAATATTGTTATCACTATTTCCAATTAATGCGTCACCTTCTAACACAATTACATCGCCAACAGTATATCCTGCTCCACCTTGGTTAAGTGTTACAGTATAATCCTTACCTTCTTTTAAAACATTAAATGTTGCTGTAGCAGGAATAATATCAACTGTTGTTCCGTTGCCTGGGTCACCTACTACATTGGTAAAGTTCTTTCTTGTTCCACCAAATTCTATGTCACCCCAAGTTGTACCTGCTGTTAAATTTACTACTGCTGAAGCAAATGGCGGTGCATCAAACACTACCCTTGGTTCAAACAAGTATGAAGAAGTAGTTGTAATTAAACTAACTGGTGGTGTGCCAGGAATAATATGATCCCAACCATCTTCACCTGTTGTTTCTTTTTTAACTTGTAATTGTTTTGTTAAAGAATTATATGCTTTTACTTCACCATACTGTCCTGTTCCAGGACCTGATGTAATAATAATTCTTAAACCTAATAAGTTTGCTTCTTCGTTATCATCCTGTGTAGCAATTTGAATACTTGTTTCGTTACCAGACTGTGCGTTGTTACCAATAAGTGTAAATCCGCCGCCACCTGCTGCTGCTGATGCCTCGCCTGTAACAATTCTTGCTTCAAATAAAGCATCGTCTCTATATTCTTCTTGTTTAACTTCTACATCTGCACCTGAACCAATAAATGTATAATCTGCTGATGTATAATTTTGTCCACAGTGTAAAAATTCAATTGCTAAAATTTCGTCATTAACTTCTCCAGCAAATGCACGTTGTACAGATGCTTGGTTACTTTGTGTATCAATCTTTGCAAGTATAGGAACTTCCGTTGGATCTGTTCCGTCTGCTAATGCACCGATAAATCCGTATGAGTTGTTACCATTAGTTGCTCTAATAACTCCGCCGTTTTCTGCAAGATATCCTACTTGACAATAATATGTAAACACTGATACAAGTTCTGCTCTACCGTTATTAAGAACGTGAGCACCAATACCATCACTTAGTACTTGTGTAAAGTCATTTGATACAATAGATTTGTTACCGCCATTGTGTAGTGATCCATCAATTTTCTGTCCTGTACAGTTATCGCCTTGGTTAGTTACGTTTTGAATGTAAGGTGATCTATTAAAGATCCAACATTCTTCGTGTGCTGGTCCCCAACCTGGATCAAGTGATATACAAGATGGACCAGTAGGTCTTTGATACTGTTCAAAAACGTTTGGCGGATTAAGTGAACCAGTTAAACCTTTGATAGATAAGTTTCTAACACCACAAGTATCTCTAACACGGAACATATCAGTTAATGCACTTCCGTTAATTTTGTTTGAGTAGTAAACTGCTTCTAGTTGTGTTTTGTAATTAGAAACATATAGTAGGTCCCAATTAATAGCAATTACGTATCTTTCAATGTCGTAACCTAAATCGCTTGGCTGTACATATTCAGGATAAATTGCTGCCATATATGCTCGGACTTCTGCTGAAAGGAATAACTTGTTTGCTTCTAAAACTCTTCTTGAATTTATAATTGCTTCGTCAGTTGATGCATTATTTTCACCGTACTTAGCAGGTGCATCACCTGTTCCCGCAACTGCATATGTGTAATATGCAATAAAATCATTTAGTACTGCATCAACTCTATCTGCTGTTGCTGTCGTACCAAAAATTGGTGTGTCAGTAATAATTTCTCCTTCAACACCAACACCGCCGCCTGATATTTCTCTATCAACAACAAATACTTGGCTTAAAGCGTTGCCTGCAGTTTTAGTAACAGTTTGATTTAATATCATCTGTCTAACAACTTGTTTCAGACGTGTAATTATAAGATCTTTAAATGGAGTATCAGCACTTGTTAAGGATGCTGTTGCTGGTCTTACTAAACTTGAACGAAGTTCGTCACCTAATACAACTGTTTTCTTAGGAACAATAAGTGGTAAAATCTCTTCAAACTTACCTGTTGATAGTTGAACAGTTTTGTTATTGTCTTCACCGTCGTCTGCAATTTCTAATGCAAATCTAATTGTTTTAACAGGTTTTTGAATATCAATACCTGCATCTGGATCGACAGTATCGTCAATACCTTTAATAGGATCAACGTGAATAATTTTTGCTATTTTTCCATACTGTTCGTAAGTTGCTGTATCATCATTTTGTACAGTTAAGATATTACCTTCAGTACCTTTTGGAATATTAGTTGAGCCTAAAGTAGACCCGTCTCCAACATTTGATCTAGCAAGACCAAACGATAGTAAATCACCAGGATTAACTAATCCTGCTTGACTCGAACCTTCTAATAATGTATCCCAATATTCATAACCTTCGCCGTTATCTCCTGGAAAGTTTTGTGCGCCATCTACATTTGATGCTACGTGTTCAAAGTTACATTTATATGCACTACCTTTGTAAGTAACAACATCTCCAACTGCATATGTTACAGTTTCTGTCCAAGCATTTTTAAATGATTGTCCTGTAACAACAATTTCCCAGTTACCTGCATCTAAATAATCTAATGAACTGCCATCTGATGTTGTGTCTAATAATGCAACATATGTATAACCGCCACGTCTTACAACATCACCACTTTTGTATGTGTTGTTTGCAGTCCAGTCACCAACTAATCTTTTTCCTTTTGAAATAATAGCCCAGTGAATTGTATTGTCACCTGTTTGATAAATTGAATCGCTTGGTACTTGTCCAATATGATTTGTTAATGCTTGGTAAACGTAACCACCGTGCATAACAACATCGCCGATTGCATAATAATCTTCTAGTACCCAAGTGCCTTTTGATGTGCCGCCTGGTACGTCTAATGCAAAGTATGAATCTACTAAGTTTGTTGTTGCAGTATGACCAACAGTTACACGTAGTAAACTACCACCGTAACTTACTAGTTCGTTATATTTGTATCTGTAACCGTCTACCCAGTCGCCAACATATCCTTTAAGTTGTGAGTACACTGCCCATTTTGCTTGATCAAGTTCTAAACCATCTGTTGCAGTGGCTGCTGCTGTGTGTCCAGTAATACATTTGTATACTGTTGGACCATATTTGACTAAATCGCCAATACCGTACTTTGTACCTGCAGCCCAAGCACCGTCCCAATCAATTGTTGTTGCATAGATTGCCCAATTAGAAATATTAGTATCGAAATCGCTAGTTGAAGTATAAGCAGTAGTGTTGATCCATAAGTATCCACCATATCTTACGATATCGCCTGGATAATAATCTGTAGTTGCTGCCCAGTCACTGCGCCAGTTTTGACCTTGTGTATGTGCAATCCACGCCGGAGTTGGTAGTGTTTCACCCGGTGGTGTAAAGATTTGATCTGTGTTAAACGATGGACTTGACGTGTGCGCTCTGATAGCAATGTATGAACTACCATTGTAAGATACAATATCATCTTTATTGTATTGTGTTGCACCTTGCCACGTGTTTTTCCACGTATACCTAATTCTACTTATTTTAAACTCTGCCATAACTTATTCCTAATCGCCTGAAAGATTTGCAGGGAAAGTGTAATCCTGGTTTACTCTTTGCACTAACATACCTTCATCGTCCACGTAATATAATATACTTCTTTGATCCCATTTGTACTGCGGGTATTTCATATTTGCAAAGTTCGGCTCGTGGTCATCAGCAATCCCTTCAAAATAATCAATCCCTGGTTCAAAGTCTTCAAATGTTTGCTCAGGCGGTCCAGGCAAGTTGATATCAATTGAGTCTTTATCTTTCAATTGATCGCTTCTTAATAAAAACAGTTCGCCGTCTGCGTTTCTTCTGATAGCATAAAAATATCTAGGGCTATCGCCTAATGATTCATCTGGTGATTGTCCAAAATAATATGGGCTCGGCATAATCTTCTCCTACGATATCTCTACGTAACTTATTACTACATCGACACTGTCCTCAGTGTCGGACTCTATTCTTAAACCTGCTGTGGCTGGCAAAATTAATCTTTCGCCTTGCGTCACAACCTTTGCACTCGACGCTGGAGGTATAGGTACTGATCGTACATAATTACCTTGCGTAGAATTCTCATCAATAACATAGACATTAACAACAACAGTATCGTAATCCGATGTATTCGCTAAATTACATCCTACAACAGTTGCTCTAACTCCTTCTGGAATTTGCAACACATCTACTGGTTCTGTGCCTACGTTGTTTATTACTGCGTTTTTAAATACTGTTGGCATATTTTTATCCTAACATTAATGCAAACGATGCTGCAATATCATTTGCTACAATTTCTGATACAGCACCTGAAGCACCTGCTGGTGAACTCCAAGCAGTACCATCCCAAATCTCTAATGATTTAGAATTAGTATTGTATCTTGTCATTCCAAGTACTGCGTATGCAGTTGGTCTTTCAGCATTTGTACCTCTTGGAGGAACAAAGCCGTTGTTTGTATCAATTTTAAAATAACCTGTTCCTGTTTGCAAAAACTGTGTAATTGCGTTATTAGAAACGTTTTCAATAACATTGTCAGTTATTTTAATATTACCTAATCTTACACCGCCGGCTCCATTACCGTCAATGTGTAAGTCTAATCCTGTAGTAGTAGTTATCTCATTATCGCGAAACATTAAATTTCCTACGTCTAATGTAGGAACATTTAGTGTATCTGCATACACATCATTAACGTACATTGATCTCCATCTAAATGAAGGACTACCTAAATCAAATGTAACATCTTGTTCTGGAATTAAATTACTTTTAATTGCAGCATTAATAGTAATCGAATCAGTAATTGAATCACCAAATACTATATTACCTGCAATAGTTACATCACCGTCTACTGATAAATTACCAGTGATGTCTACGTCTCCGTTAATTAATGTGTTTGAATGTACTTCAAGTATACCTGCTCCGTTTGGTCTAATTTCTACATTAGAATTAGATACAATAGTTTGGATAGTATTGCCTGAAATTTCAAAGTCATCTACTTGTAGTTTACTGTTATAAACAACAGGATCATCGCCTGACGGCGCAAAATTAATTGTATTAAGATCACTTGAAATAGTATTACCAGTAATGTGTAAATTACCGATATCTAGTTGATTGTCTACTCTAAGTGTTGTTGTACGTGTTGTTCCACTAACATCTAAGTCAGTTTGCGGAGATGAGTTGTTGACACCAATGCGAGCATTGTTTACATCAATATACAAAATATCAGGGTCTGTTGCTCCATTTCTGAAAGATAAATCTACGTTATCTCTAACCAGATTTGCTTTCAAGAGCGGCCCACTTATACGACCTATTGCCATTTGCTCTCCTTAACACGGGGATCCTGTCCCACCAACTACATTACATTGCGAGTTGACCACAGTAAAAGGTTAACGTTGGTCTTCGTTAACAATAGTATTTAGCCAAAAGGAAAATTTAGCCTAGTATAAGGCTGTATTCGTTACCTAAATCTTCCATTAGACTTATGTCTACTTCAGCGCCGCCACCTGTTGCTACTCTATATCCTGCAGTAGTTTGAGTGCCTACTGTAAGGGTAATATCGTTGACGCCATCTGCGCCTCCAAGGAAAACTGCTCCTGAAATACTAATGGAATTACCAGCAATATAGCCGATACCCTGATTGGTAATTTCTAAAGTTATGACACCTGATAAAATTGAAAATCTACATTCAAAATCAGTGCCTGCACCATTTGTAGATGTAGTTCCACTGTTAACAATTTGATCAATTAAACCTGCAATATTACTACTTACTACGGTAACTGCTTCAACTTGTCCGGCAAAACACTCTAAACGCTGTCCGTCTGTATTCCATCTTGTATCGCCAATTTCTGGCACACTAGGTCTAGTGCTATTGTCACCTGCTGGAATCTTAAATGCATTTGTACCCATAAATCTTACATAACCAATACCTGTGTTACGTAGTTTTACAGGTTCAGTATTTGACATATTTGTAAAGTCATTACCTGTAATATCATATCCTTCGATATGTGTCAATCCTGTATCAGGTGAAAGTAAAAAATCGTCATCGGATTGTAAACCAAACAATTGGTTAGTGACTCCATTTAACCACATCTGGTCACTAACTTTAACTGCGTTAGGTCTATTTGTACCTACGTTTGTTAAGTCTGGTGTGTGCATACTGTTCCATCTTCTTACAGTACTGTCAACAATATTACCGGTACCAAAATCATAACTATTGTCGTCACCTGGAATAATACTTTGTGAAAAGTCTGGGATAATTTCAATTGTATCTCCGCCGGGAGTATCTGGATTATAAAGTTCATCACCTAAAATTATATTTGAATATTTTGTAAGATCGCCGTCTACATTAACACTTCCTGTTACAGTTAGGTCGCCTATAAAGTTACCTGCAGACTGTACATCAAGTATACCTGATCCGTTTGCTCTAATTTCTACTGCTGTAGATGAATTGTTACTACTAATGACATTATCTGTAAATTGTAAATCATCTGTACGCATACGTTCCATTACAATAGTACCCATACCACCATCTAGCATAATAGTAAGTGGTCCGTTTATTGTAGAAAACTTTGCTTGATCTGCGTTTACAGTAACGCCGTCTATTTTTGCAAATTGTGTTACAGATGAATTAGTAGTTTTTACATCTGTTCTTATGTCTAATTCATATAGTGGTGCATCAGTCTTAATACCTACAAGACCATTTTCAACATCAAGTTGTAAAATAGGAGTTGCGTCAAATGTAGTATTTTTAAATGCAAGGTCAACCCCTTCTCTTGTAAGAGTAGAGTCTAGTAAGTGTCCGCCAATTCGCCCTAATTGAGCCATTTACTTCTCCTTAGTTTGCAAATCCAAAAAATACTGTAATATTTTTACTGTAAGGTACTGGGCTAGTAAATTTTAGATACCATCCATCTGCATATGGTGCACCAGGTCCTGATAAACTTCCGCTTGCACTTTGTTCAAGTGTAAAGTTAGTTGTAGGAATCTGCATTACGTTTTCTACAAGTACAATAATATTGTTTGCGCTTGCAGGAATATTTGCTAAAGTACCAAATACTGTTTCGACAGCATCGCCAGGGCCAAAAGATTCAACACTAATTGCACTTGCGCCTGCTGCTCTAATTGTTTCCCAGTTGTTTCCAACATATCCTTCTATTTCGTTTGTGTCTGTATTATAACGAATAGAACCATTAGCATCAGTAGGTTGTCTTACACCAGACACTTGAGGTCTTTGTGCAGTTGTGCCTTTAGGCATTAGTAAAGCGCCATTTGAATCCATCACGACTCGTCCGTACGGGTTAACACTAATTGTGTTATCACTTGGACTATATCTCGATGTGTTTTGTGCTTTTAAAAACTTCATTATCTATCCTTATACAGGTAACGTACTAATTGTTACAGCAAGTAAACTTGCACTACTAGTTGCTACCCAAACTTCGTCCCCTGCATCTAAAACAAATTTTTCATCACTAAAAAATACTGTTTCTCCTGCTGGTACTGTTACTCTACTTACAACAGTATTTGCAGCACCCGGTGAATCACCGTTAGGAACAATATGAATAGTTGCAACAACTGTATTAACTGATTCGTCAGTAATATCAAGTGTACCTGTATTACATAACGACATTGTAGTAATAGCATTACGCTGTCCTGAAACTGAGCCTCCAATTGGAGCACCTGTATTAGTACTTGTAAATACTTTTACTGGAACTGTTACGTCTGTTGATGTACTTATTGCATTGTTTATCATTTCTTTGTCCTAAAATAGCATACTTAAAAGTAATGCTTTGTTTTTACTTATCAATTCGTCACTTACACCGTTGGATCCTACAAACACAACACCTGATCCACCAATACCTGGAGTAGCAGCGTGTATAATAGTTGAGCCGTTTACAAAGGCAGGCGAAACAGAAATTTCTTCTAGTTCAACTGCATAGTTAGTTTGTAATTTACCTGTTCCTTGTGTTTTAACATACACGTTTGCGTTTGTATCATTGTTTGTGATCTCATTTCCTAAGATTTCAATATCTTGAATAACTGTTCTATTTGTAAAAAATTGTGTATTTAGAATACCGTCAACTAAAACCGATACTCCACTTTCTCCAAATGTACTGTAACCAGTTTCATCTTCTAAATATTGTAGCGAGCCAACAACATTTTTTTCACTAATAATAACTCTTGAGTTATCATCAATAATTTGGAATGTTGGATTATCTCTAATTGAATCATCTACATATTTTTTGTTTGGAATATCATCATCGTCAGTAATTTGTTGTTCGTAATTAGTAGTGCCTTCAACTTTTACAACACCACTTCCTGTTCCGATTAGTGTTAAGTCTCCTGCATCAGTATCTGAGTCAGTTAAAATTTTTCTTAGTCTTAATGCAGCAGTAGAATAGTTTACTGAACCGCCTTCAACTGTACCTACTGCAATATTAAAACTGTCATCGTTTTCATCATAGAAAAATGATACAGGGTTTGATGTACCTCTATCAATTTCTAAACCTGAATATCTTAATGATACACCTGCACCTGTCTCACCAACGTTTAATCTGATGATGTTATCTTGTACATCTAAGTTTTCTGCACTAACTGTAAGTGTATCACCTTCAACAACAAGGTTACCAGTTACTTTAATTTGACCAATTCTTGGTCCTGTATCTAAAGTAATGATACCGCCTTCGTATGTTTTAATGGTGTAATCACCGTTAGTTTGTAGAAACTGTGCCATCTATATTCCCTTTAGTAATACTAACAGTTGAGACGAATCATTGTCAACTTCCCAATTATAGTATCTATCTTTAAAATCTTTCATTACATTATCAACAATTTCTTTTATAAAAATCCAAGCACCTGAATCTAAAATTAGTGCAGATAATGACATTTCATTATCTTCTAATTCACTTGTTTCTTTTTGAACAAGTTTACAAATGCCTACATTGCCTTCTTTATCTTCTACCTTAAACTCTGAGTTTGAAAGTTGTGCTAAGACGCTACCGTTATTGCACGTCTTAGCACTTTCAATTTTAACTGAAACAACCAAGTCTTTTAGATTTTTTAAGAAATCCCAAAATACATTAATTGGTGGTTCCATTCTCAGTTATCCTTAAGCGTCTTCTGTGAAGTCGTCGTCATCAGTACCAGTTAATGTGTTATCATCACCTGCTTCTTCAACCTGAGCCGCGCCATCTGAAGTACTAGTTGCAAAGTTCCAAGGAACAGTCAAACCGTCATATGCGTTTGAACCAGTTGCACTTGGTGCTGATAGTGTTGCTTTCTTTCCAGCAATTTTACTTACTGTGTAAGTTTCACTGTCGTCCATTTTAAAAGAAATAGACATTTCGCCTGCTACTAATGCTGCTGGCAATTTACCAGTTGTTAGTACACAAGTATATTCGCCTGCTGTTTCAATTTCTTCGCATACAAATTTCTTTGAACCTTTTTGCTTTACGATATAACCTTCTTTAACTGCTGTGTCGTTATGAAAGTTTACTTTGATTTCAGAACCGCTTGCTGTAGGCTGTCCCATCAATCTTTTGTTTAGTGGTCTTCCCATTTGTTTTCTCCTATAAAAAGTAGTCCTATGCCCGTTCTATGAGCTACGCTGTGGTGCAGCATAAGTCCGCCTTGCGGCTCGCTATCTGACACAAGTATTTATCCTTTAGATAATAAAGCCATAAGTTCAACTTTACTAATAGCAGTGATTATGCGATTAATGTGATCTAATTCTTCTTGTGCTTTAATCAAACAACTTTCTCGTCTTGATTGTTTGTACTTAATAAAGTATTCCATATGCTCTTTCATATGCTTTTCTAACATAGCATCAAAGGCTTTAACATCGTGAGCAAACATAGGAAAGCGTTTCCGCCACTTTTTAAGTTGCTCTCTAAGTTTAGGAAAATCTTCATAAGTTTTTATCTTTTCCATACTGCTATTTACTATTAGAAAATCAAGTCATAAAAAAAGGGCGAACATAAAGTCCGCCCTTCCTAAATACTCTAAAGTATTGGCTTACGCAAAACGTAAGTTTGCTGATGTTACAGCAACTTTACCCAAGTAGTCAGCCGCATTACCAAGAGATGATGCAGTGTTTGTTAACTCTACATAACCATATCTTGTCATAAACGAAACTACTGGCTCAAAAGTACCTGGATCAAGTACAACACCAGATGACATTAAAGGAATGTATGGGCAATAAAACGCTGCCGCATCTGATTCTGAAGATCCTTTGTAACCAACAAGTACATCGTCTGATGTAGCATAGCCGTTTACATATACTTTCATAGCACTGTTTAAAGTTCCTACAAACTTAGTGTTTGTTGGTGCTTCAAATGTACCTTCTGTAGTTCTAGCAAATGCTGAAGTTGTAGCAGACTGTAATAATGTTAATACAGTTGGTGATACAACAGCCCAGTTACCAGCACCACGACGTGTACGCTGTGCAATCAAGTTGCTAACTCTGTTGATTTGAACAGCAAGTGCTGCGTGTTCGTCACCAACGAAAGTAGCAGTACCTGATACTGCGCCTTGGTCGTATGTTAGTGCTGCTGTGCCAGCAAGTGTTGATAAAGAAGTAATTACTTCTTGGTCGATCTCAGCAGTAATTTCCTGCGCTAACGCAGCCATAATTTCTGCTTCAACATCAATACCTTGTTGTGCTTGAGCATCTTGAGCAGCCTCAAAAGTCCAGCGAGCTGATAACTTACGAGTTTTTGCTTCTACAGTTTGTTTCAAGATTTGAATTGAAAGTCTGTTACCTGCAGCGCCTTCTAATGAAGCAGTTGAACCTGCTTTAATATCGTCGTTACCTGAATAACCTTCAGCAATCTTGAATGGGCTTAGTGCCTCTTCTCCTGCTGTAGCACCTGTACCAGATGCAGAAGAGAAGTCGTCAGCATATCTTACACGTAATGTGTGGATTTGGCCAACTGGGCCGGTCATTGGTTGTACACCAACAAGTTCATTTGCAATGACTGTTGGCATTACACGTCTGATCACCGGTAGGATCACACGATTTAGTGTTGCAACGTTGCCAGCGGAAGTGGCGCCTGCTGTAGCACTCTCTGACAAATACTTACGGGTATTTTCGAGAGTTGCCTCCATTACAGAACGCTTGTTACCATTTAACCCTTCTAAAAGAGCGTCTTTGGTTTCCGACCAGCGTGACTCTAATAATTGTGACATTTTGTTTATCTCCTTAAATTTTAAGTCCCGCAAGTCTGCGGATGTCAAATATCTCAGCGGTCTTGTTCTCTTGACCGTTGATGTGTGCCTGTGTTTCTTTATCGCCTGTTACTTCCTTAGCCTCGTTCAACGCCACTTTCTTCGGAGTTGTACCTTCCATTACGGCTGATACGTACTTGTCGAATGTTGCGTGTAGTTTATCTGTTTGGACAGATTCTAAAAGTTCACCCATAACTTCTGCTTTTTCTCTGTTAAGCGGTGATAAAAGTTCATTCATCACTTCTTTACGTTGAGCAGCATCTTTCATACGAGCTATTTCTGCGTCTTTGCTTTCAGCCAACTTCTGAACTGCGTCTGCTTTCGCTTCTGCTTCTTCAACAGCCATAATTTTAGTATTAACTACTTTCATTAATTTTGCTGTTTCAGATTTTTCATTTAGATGACTTGCTGCATATTCACTTGCGAAACTTTCAAAAATTCTGCGACCAAAATCGTTTCTGCGAGCTGCTTCAATATCTTCTTTTAACTGACCCATCTCTGCTTTCAAGCCTTTACGTACAGTGTTTTCAACTACTGTTGAAGCTCTGTTAATAAAGTCTTTCTTGATTGCTTCGAATTTAACCTTGCTATCACGTACCAATTTTACTTTGGTTTCAGCAAGATCTTTTTTATCAGAGTGGAATTCTGCGATTTCTTTCGCCAATGCATCCACGATAAAAGATTCTAATTTAGCAACGTTGCCCGCTGCTGACTTACGATCTTCACGAAGTTCGTCTAGTTCCGTTTTCAAATTGTTAAGAACAAATGATTCCATTGCTTTGGAATCGTCTTTAATCTTCTTAGCATATTTGGCTCTAGCCTCGATAAGCCCCTGGCGGTCTTCAGCAAATTCAGATAATTCAGCAGTAATTCTGTCTGAAAGCATCTTCTCTACTGCTTCTGCCATTTGAGTTTTATCGTGTTCGTACTTCTGTGCAAATTCTTCACGTAAACCAGTTGCGACTGTGTCACGGTTTTCTTGAACTGCGGTTTCCCAAGCGGTTTCAATTTCCGACTTGACTTCTTCGGAAATCACATTGTTTTCAAACAATTGTTTTACAAAATCTAACATCTGTGATTCTCCTAATGATTTAACCCTGAAATGATTCTTTTCAAGGACTCTGCAATATACTTTTGTGCCTGTTTGTCGCCTTGTACTTCTTGTGCTAATTTAAACGCCTGGAAACCACCTTTTTCATTCATAAGGTGTTCATAAACTGGTGTAGGATAAGCACCCGGTGCACTTGGTTGTGCAACAACATCAACAGTAATGATTTCAAAACCGTTTACATTGCCTCCTCCGTCTACTTCTCCTGAACCTCTTGAGCTAACTCCAAGTTTAACTCCGCTTTCTAACATCGTTGAAACTAATTGTCCCATCGGTGTTGGTAGCATTTTAAGTTTTCCGTAACCGTTAGGACCGTCCATCCACATTTTTGTTATCATATGAGACACACGGTCGAGGTTAATCCTTAAATCTGTAGGATGATCTACTTCACCAAGCACTGAATACCCCCCAGAAATCTGTTCGTTGAGCGTTTTGACAGCCCTATCAATTTCTTGCGAAGAATAAACACGCTGGTTAGCATTACGAATGTCACCTTGAATACAGATGCCACTCAAATGTAATGTTTTACCCTCGCCTTCATCACGCTCAATTACGATTTTAGCCTGATCGAAGCTCAGATGTTCTGCTAGTGTAGTTTTCAACCTATATACCCTCTTTATCTACGGCCACGGAAAATTGATTGCTTGTTATCAGCGTTTTCGCCAGCGCCTTTTTTCTCTGCACCGTGTCCTTTTTCAGGGGACATCTTCGTTGCACCTTTTGCGCCTGGAACGTTAACGTTGCCAGCATTTTCTTCTTTAGCGTTAATATCTGCTAAGCCACCGTCATTTTTGCCGTTTGCTTCACCGCCTTTTGCGATGTTTGCAGTAGTACCGCCCATATCATTTTTCATATTATCAACAACTGATTTTTTGTTGTCTGCTGCTTCTGCGCTGCCTTTTGCTTCAGCACCGTGTCCGCCTGCTACTTTTTCAACATACTCACGCATTGTTTCTAATTCAGCATCGCCTTCTGGATCTGCAGATGATTCTGGAGCAAACATTTCTTCTTCTTTATCGTCCATATCATCGCCAGCGTCCATATCGTCGCCGCCTTTGATTTCGTCAAATTTTGCTTGAAGTTCATCAACAATTGAATCTAAATCTTGAAATAACTCTTCTGGCTCTTTATCGCCGTCTTCGTCATCACTTGTAATGTCTGATTCTAAATCGTCGCCTTTATCAGCACCCATAGCATCCATTGGATCTTCGTCGTCTGCTTCTACAGCAACTTCTTCAAATTCTTCGTCAACTTCTTCGTCAGTAGATTCATCAACTTTATCTTCTTCGTCTTCATCTTTATCAGATGCTTCGTCTACTTTGTCTTCAGCGTCATCATCTTTTGATGCTTCATCAACTTCTTCGTCTTTTGAATCTTCTTTTACATCCTCATCGTCCATTTCTTCTTCAATAAGGTTTTCGTAAATTTCTCTTGATTTTGTTACCACGTACTCGTGGAATAATTCTTCTGCTTTTGCAGTATTATCATTGACCAAATGCTCAAGCATTTGTTCTAATGTAGTTTTTTGATCTGCCATTGTATTCTCCTATAAATTGATTATCGTAAGGCTGTTTGTTAATGTATTTACATTTTACTTATAAAAATGGGGTTAAATGGTAGTTTTTTGATTCGTTTGGGATTGATATATACTTTCCGGAAACGTGTTCTCAAACTCTTCTTTACTAATAGAAGTTAAGTTACCGTGTTGAGGGCCTAGTTTATCAGGTATAAACCCTCCATCCTCAACAACTCTAAAGAATTTAGTATGTCTAAACTCCTTAATTACCTTTTCGGTTTGTCCTAACCAATTACCAAAGAACGTTGCTGCATCGCTACTTTTCTTGTAATTAAACGTATCTGCATACACATTATTAAACTTTCCTTTAAGTCCTGCATAGTCAAATCCAATAATGTAAACGTTCTTATGCCCATTTGAAGCAGCAAACCATAATGCTGTAGGCCCGCTTGACCAACCTTTGTGTGGCGAAAATAAGTTAATATTTGATTTTGCTTTAATACCTTTATTTGGATTTGTCCAAACAGTTCCTTTTTTATGATAGTCAGCATCAATTAATTCGTTAACCATCTTAACGTCAACTGCTATCAAAAAGTGTGGATCAAATTCACGGTATTGTGCGTTACAACCATAGACTGTACCTTTGTTTACTAAACTAGGACAATCGATTGCAAGTCTACTGTTTCCGTTACCTAAAACGAAAGCAGCGTCATTTTGAAATCTTTTACGGTTACTCTTGAGGTTCAACTGGTGCTGCATACATCTGCCTAATAAAGGTTAGTTCCGATTCTTTCTCGGCAGCGTGCGCTTCAGCCTGCATTCTAATTTCATTAATCTGTCTAAGAGTTAATCTAATCTTTCTTGTATCGTCACGTTGCAATACAGAACTGTCTTTGCTGTTGTCGTATCTACGGTCAACTGCAAAGTCGTTTATCTCGTCGTTAAAATATAAAAATTCATTTAGAAGCATACTACTATTTATGACTAGACAGGAGTTTCTGTGCCGCCTGCCGCATCTCCTTCTCCGCCTGCCGGTTCAGCCGCCGCTGCCATTTCATCAGGTGCTTCTGCAGTTTGGTTCCCCATATCTGCTTCCATACCACCCGGTGTAATGCCTGCTCCTCTTAACTCACCTGCTGCATCAGTAGGTGGTTGTAAGTTACCAGCATTTTCTTCTTTCCACATTCTTTCGTTCTCAGCAATTTCTTCTGCTGTTAAACCAAGATAACGTTTTAATGCAAAACGTTTTGACAAGTGTGGAACTTGTTGTATTGCACCAAAAATATTTGCTCTAGTAGTGTCAAGTTCTGCTTGACGATATGCAGCAAAGTTTTGTGGTGGATTAAATTTAAGTTCAAACATACTAGGATCAATATTAATCCCTGATCCGTTTAACCACATTTTAAATTCCATATCAAGTGGTTCTACAATATTTGCTTGAAGTCTTTCGCAGTATTTGTTAAAACGTAGTTCTTGAATGTAAGCAGTACCCACTTTACCGTCACTTACTGTATTTGCTTGTTCGTCAATTGCTGTTGGCAAGTAACTTGCTGGAATACGTAAAGCACGGAATAGTTTATTAGTAAAGTATCGTAGGTCAGTAATCTCACCTAAGTTAGTACCGCCTGGTAATGTTTCTACTTTAGAACCACGCCCTTCTGCTGTTTGCGGAAAGAAGTAATCTTCGTTAGTTGATAAAGGATTGTAACTAGCATCAATAACACTAGTTCCGCCGCCTGTTGCACTTGGAATACGTCTTTGTTGAATTTCGTTCTTAACTTTCTCAACAAAACTCATAGCCATATGTGCAGGCATATTACCTACATCAACATAGAAGATTCTACGTTCAGGTGCACGTTGGATACGATAGATAATAATCGCATCTTCAAGTAATTCTTTTTGTTTATAAACTTTGAACACGCTTTCTAAAAGTGAATTACCAAAAGGATAATTTTGATCTAATCCTTCTGATAATGAAACGTGTACCATATGTTTTGCATCTACAGCAATCTCATTTGCTTCTCTTTGAAACCTAGTGCCTGATGGTGTTGGAACTTGTCCTGCCATTCCTCTACCAAAACCGCCGCCCGAAGTATATGAACTCGTTCCGCTAGGTGAAGTGTTAGAAGTGTTATGTGGTGTTGTTGCTACTAAATCTTTAAAGTTAAAATTAATATCTCTTACAACATACTGTTCAGGAATCTTTCCGTCGGATTCGTTTACAATAATTTTAGTAACTTTAGTTTGATCTACATATAAAAGTTTTTGTGTTTCCGGATCTCTAATAAAAAAGCAGTCTCCGTACTTGAATACATTACGTACTATTCTAAAAATTCGTTTGTCAATTTGATTAAGTTTTACCCATTTTTGTAATGCATCTTTTAGTAGTCTAGTTTCTACATTAGTTGCTTGTGATCTAAAATGGAAGTGAAACGGTGTTGTGTTTTCTCTATCTTTATCTGTACAAAATTCTGCTAAAATATCCAGTGCAGCATTTACTTCTGAATCCATATCCATTGTATCGTACTGCATATAACGTTCAATACGGTTTGGTGCGCCCGCATATACATCCGGCAAGTACGAACTATAGTTTGCTCTTGCGGGGCCAGGACGTCCGCCGCCGCTAATCGGGCTATAACTTCCGCCTGTATTATCGACGTTAACTGGTGTAAAGTGTTTTTTCCAACTCATATCTTATATTATACATCCTTTTGCTTGAAAAGCAAGTTCTTATTATTATACACTAGCATATAAATCTCCAATTTGCTCTCCACTAACACCAAGTTGTTTTTTGGCTATCATAGTTTGAGTGGTCGCTATTTGGACCAGTTGATTCATACTTGTATTTAAGTCTGCTAACAACTGATCAGGAGTTTTGTGAACAGTGTTACTAGACATAGGTGTACCATCTGGGTTAAGTTTCTTCTCTTCTTCTAATTTTTTCTTCTCTTGTTCAATTTGTTTTTTCTTTAGTTCTGCTTCTTTGGCTTTACGTTCTTCTTCTGCTTTTAGTTCTAGTGCTTTTTGTTCTTCAGCAGTAGTTGTAGTAGGATTCTCTGGACTAACAACTACTTCGCCGTTAGCCTCTGCTTCTTTTCTTTTCTTTTCCTCTACAATTCTATTGTTCTCGTCAATCAGTGCAAGATCTTTTTTGTATTGTTCGATTTGAGCAAGAGACTCTTCTCTACCTTTTGATTCTCTACCCCAGTATTCGTTTACACCTTCCTCAGAACGTTTAATACGTTCTTCTTCTGCTGCAATTTTGGCTTGAATATCACTAACAGTTTCTGGACCAACAAGTGCTTCACCTATTGTTTCGCCAATTGCTTCACCTGCGCTTGAGCCTGCCCAATAGCCAAATGCGCCGCCAATAACTCCGCCAATAAGTGTACCTACAACAGGAACAACACTCCCGATTGCAGCACCTGCTGCTGCGCCTGCCATTGCACCACCAGTTCCTCCTGTGACACTACCTACTACTCCTGATTTTTCTACAGTCGCTTCGCCTGAAGTAATATTACCTGCGTCAAGATCTGCTTCAACTTGGCTATAATCACTATACCCTTCATACAATCCGTACAGTAGTCCTAACGGTCCTGCACGTTTCATCATATTTTTTGCTGCGCCTTTTACTGCGCCGCCTGGACCAGCAGCGCCTGGTGTCCCTGGTTTTAAAGGTGCTCCTCCGCCGGGGCCGGGTTTTAAACCTCTTGCGCCAACGCCTAATAATTGTGCTGCTGCCGCAGCGCCTGCTGCAAGTTCTAGTGCTTTGAGTGCACCATTTGCTAAACCAGCGGCTATCACAAATTTGTCAAAATTGTTTGCTGCCATATTAAGAGCTGGTACTAGATAATCTTCAGCGGCTTTTAGTGCTTTATTAAATACTTTTTCTAACGGTGCAAGATCAATGCTACCAAGCATTGTGGTAAATGCGGTACTTGCTTCTGCAATATTTTCTTTGAACGTTTTAATTGATGCTGGATCAATTACGCCTTCAACACCTTTCTTTAGGTCTTCTTTAAGTTTTTCTTGTTCCTTCTTTTGGTCGTCTATTACAGTAGCAAGATCTGTTGCACGTTTGCCTACATCATCTGCTGCGGTGTAGAAGTCATTCATTGAGTCGTCAAATTTACCTAATGTTTCACCAATGGGCGATTCAGCAAACTTCTTGGCTTCTGCTGCATAGGTATCATAGAAGTCACTAGCAAAGCCTGCTTCTAGTTGTTCACCGGATTCGATCTTCTTAAATAGTGCCTGTGCTTCGCCGCTAGACTCTCTTAAGAAAGCCATTGCTTTGACACCTTCCTCAGATGTTGCAGTACCTGTTGCTAGGATTTCTTTAATACCAGTTTGGTGTGCCGCAGGAATAGCATCCATAAGCATATCCATTTCAATTCTTTCCTCTTTGGAAAGTTTGGACATCATAATCCTAAACTGTGCATCTGCATTTCTAGCGTCTTGTTCTGATTGTAGAGCTTCTTTGGATTTACCTGTTAACTTAGATACAGCATCTAAGTTTTTCATATACGCTGTTGTTCCAGCAATTAGTTGCTTGTTAGTTAACTGTTCGTTTCTACCTAGTCGTTGAAGTCTAGCACCGTACTGTGCAAGTCCGTCATTAATGTCAACTGTACTGAAACCTAATCTTGCTAGTTCGTCGCCTACTCTGGACTTCCTAATGGATTTACCCATATCGGCTAAACGTTTAGCACCTTCTGCTGTGCCACCTGCTAAGAATATTAAATTTGCAGAATTCTTTTGAACAACACCGGCAAATTGTTCCATTGTCATACCAGCGCCGCCGGCTGCTTTACTAAATTCTGCTATGTTACCGCCAAAGTTAGCACCTACCGATGCTGCTGCTTGGAACTGTGTTTGTAGTGTTTCTACTGCACCTGCAACAGGTCCATAAACACCCTTAATTGCATCGCCAACTAATGGAATGTTACCTAGTGTATCTGTAGCACTTGTAATGCTATCTCCCATATTTGAGATACTAGATAACGAGCCGCCAATAAAGTCAATAGCCTTTTGAACTTGTTGACCCATTTTACCAACAAGTGTTAAACTGTCTTTAAGTCCTTGCCCCCAACTGTCTGTACTTTCTGCTGTCTCGTCAAGTGCATCACCAAGTTTTTCTGATGACTTAGTAGTTCCGTCCTGTGTTCGTTGGAATTTACGACCGCTTCTTACAGCATTTTCAGTTTGTTTACCTAGTTTGCCTAGATCTTTGTCTAGTCCTGCTGCATTCTTTATTTCGACACCTTGCGCTTTAGCAAGAGCTGTCATAGCAGCAAGCAGTTGCTTTAACGTGGCTTCAGTCGCAGCATTATTAAGTACTACTTCTTCATTACCAATTTGTCCTGTTACGTCGGCCATTAATTATATTCCCAGAAATATGCGCACATAAATACTTATTGTAAATATATACAACAATGTTATTTATCGGAGAAAAATATGGATGAAAACACAGAAATGCCAAAGGTTGAAATTGCCGGGCAGCCTGCCACAAGTGGTGCACCCCAAGAGGCAGTAGCACCAGCGGCTCCTGTCAATCCGTTAGCCGGCTATTATAGACAACCTAAAGTTTACCTAAGATTGCCAAGCAGAGGCAAATGGTATGCACAAGGTACACTTGATGTAAGCACAGATGGGCAATATCCTGTCTATGCTATGACCGCAAAAGATGAACTAATGTATAAGACACCAGATGCGTTAATGAATGGTGCAGCAACAACAGAAGTAATTAAAAGTTGTGTTCCAGCAATTAAAGAGCCGTGGAATATGCCTACACTTGATGTAGACGCTTGTTTAGTAGCAATTAGAATTGCAACTTACGGTGATAAAATGGAAATTACAACTCACTGTCCTAAGTGTAAGGAAGAACAAAATTACGATTACGTTCTAAATGATCACTTAGAAAGAATTAGTAGTTTCGAGTTTCCGGAACAGTATGCAATTGGCGACCTTACTTTTAGTTTGAAACCTTACACTTACAAAGAAGTAACATCTAAACAATTACAACAAATGGAACAAGAAAGAATCTTCAACATCGTTAATAGTGAAACTATGACTGAAGAAGAAAAACTTGAAAAGTTTGGTTCTAGTTTTATTAAGTTAACTGAAATGACTGTTGCAGTTGTTATACACAGTATTTCTGCTATTACAACTCCGCAAGGAACAGTAAATGATAAACAGATGATTTCAGACTTTATTCAAAATGCTGATAAAGAAATTTTCAAAAAACTTAGTGAACACTTACAAGGTATTGCTAAAGGACTTGAACTTAAAACTAAAAAAGTCAAGTGTGGTGATTGCGAACACGAGTTCGAAGTTGCATTAACAATGGATCAAGCAAATTTTTTCGGAGCAAAGTCTTAACCCTTTCTCGTCCTGAGATTTTGCGTGAAGCCGAAAAACTAGATAAAGAGGCGAGAACTCTAAAGAGAGAACTTCTTAAAATGTGTTGGTATATGAGAGGTCTTTCTTACAGTGAACTTGCGACTATGTCTTACGAAGAACGTTCTATAATAAATGAGATTATCAAAGATAATCTAGAAACTACCAAAAAAACTAAACTGCCGTTTTTCTAAGCAGATAATTCTTTCTTAATAATTGCTTGAACTTCTGGTTTTAGATTCTTAATACTTACAACTAAGTCGCCCATATTAACCGGTGCTGCCGGTGTCGTTTGGGTAGGTTTATAATCCTTTTGACCTTGTGTTCTGTCTGGTCTTTGATATGGCTCTTCGGCCGAAGGTTCAGCGCCTGTAGTGTCTTTTACTGCTGGATTATCGTCTTGTGGTGTAGTTGTAGCATCAGCACCTTGATCACCGCTTGTTGACGCTGTAT